CCGACATCCACGCCACCCTGCGCCAGCGTCTCAACGAGGCGCTGGCAGCCCACCCGGACACCCTCGCCGCCATCTCGCGGCGGGCTGGCTACGACCCCAACTACGTCGGCAGCCTGACCGGCCGCCGCAAGCGCCGCAACTTCAACCCGACCATCGGCGCCATCTGGGCCATCGCCGGGGCGATGGGGGTCGACCCCCTCTGGCTCCTCGGAAAATAATTCCACAGGGGGTATTGCAACCTGCAATTGCACATGCCATATACTGCCCATCAGCAACGCAGACGGAGTACCCCCTAATGTCTTTCATCGAAGCAACCCACGAAGCCCGCGACAAGGGCGCAGACTACGTCTGCTACCGCAACCTCGCCACCTTCGTCGTGGTCGCCACGCACAGCGCGGTCAACGCGTCCGTGGCCAACACCGACCTCGAGGGCTTCCGCCTGATCGCGGCGGGCATCTCGGCCAGCCGCAAGTCCCTCTACAACTTCGACACCGGCCTGTTCGAGTGCGGCACCGTCGCCCAGCTCGCACCGAACGGGGAGGCTTGAGCCATGGACATCTACACCGCCACTGGCATCGCCGAGGGTTTCATCGAGGCCGACGATGACGAGCAGGTCATCGAGGCGTGGCAGACCCTCCACGACACCGGCACCGCCTACCGCCTTCAGGGCTGGTTCGGCCGGACCGCCCAAGACCTGATCGCCCACGGCGTGATCAGCGAATAATCAGCAAGGAGCACACTACCATGGCAACCCGTTCATTCATCATTATCCCCAACCCCAAGGGCGACTACACCGGCATCTACTGCCACTGGGACGGCTACCCGGCGCACGTCGGCCGCCTCCTCTCCGAGCACTACGCCAAGCCCTCGCAGGCGCGCGCCCTCATCCGTCTGGGCAACCTGTCCTCGCTCGGCGAGCGCCTCGAGCCGGTTGACCCGACCGCGCACACCTTCGACAACGCCGAGAAGGGCACGACGGTCGCCTACCACCGCGACCGTGGCGAGGAGTGGGCGCACACCGCGCCGGTGACCAAGCCGACGCTGCGCGAGCTGATCGAGGTCGCCGGGCAGTCGTGGTGTGAGTACGTCCACCTGTACTGGAACAAGCACTGGTCGTTCCAAGAGATCGGCGAGGCGCTGGAGAACAAGCCCTTCATCCCGACCACCCCCGACACCATCCGCACCGCGCAGGAGGCCTGAGCCATGGCAAACCACAAGACCCGCCTGCTGGCGTTCGAGGCCGAGACCGGCGAAGTGATCGAGGCGATTGTTGTCGGCATCCACTACAACCGCGAGTGGCAGTGTGACGGCAGCGAAAAGCCGCGCGCGGACGAGAACATCGTCCTCGACCGCGACACCGGCCTCGCCAAGCTCGATGAGGAGTACAACGATGGCTACGGTGGCGCTGACTGCTACCCGTTCTACGCGTGGTCGCGCAGTTGGGTGGCGCTCGTCTCGGAGTACGACGGTGCCACCGGCGTCACTTACATCCCCCGCAATCCGACCCCCGTGTCGCCGTCATTCATCTGAGGAGGCCTGAGCCATGCCAACCGAAGACACCATCCTGTCCATCCCGCTGGCCCGCTCCGGCGAGTACGAGCTGACCAACCACGAGATCAAGGTGCTCCGCAGCCGCGTCTACGCGCTCAACAAGAACCACGTCCACGGCTGGCGGTGGCGCACCCTGCGCGAGGGCCGCAACCTGCTCGTGTGGAGGGTCAAATGAGGCCGCGCGACGCTGCCCGCTGGGGCTGGGCCAATGACCGCTACGCAGTGATCCTCGTGATCGCAGTGCCCCTGTTCATCCTCGCGCTGGCGCTGGTGCTGCCGTGAGAGACTACCCCACCGACCCACAGGCCCAGCGCCAGTGGACCGAGGACAGCATCGCCAGCCGCCTCGCGGATCTCAAGGCCAAGTTCGAGGGGCCGCGCCCCGAGCAGGAGAAGAGCAATGGCCGATAAGCACACGCCGGTTGAGCGGTTGAACCGGCTTCGGCGCGAATTGGAACTGCGCTTCACTGGCGCATTTGCAGACAACGCTGTGAACATCATCGATGTTGCCGCCACCCGCATCACCGCACTTGAAGCGGAGAAGGCGGAACTGGTCAAAGGGATGCGCTACATATTGCCGTATCTCGAATGGACCATTGGCAAGGAAAGCCCCGGCTACCATCCGACCATGCCGAGCGCTGTAGCAGACTTCCGCGCCACACTCGCCAAGCACCAGGAAGGAGAGGGAAAGTGACAGCTGACGAAGCAATCGAACTGATCCGCGCCGAAGTCACCAAGGCCACGGTCAAGTTTCCCACTTGGCCAACGCGCGTGATCGACGCTGGAAATGTTGTGTCCGAGGAAGCGGGCGAATTGGCAAAAGCGGTTCTGGAGGCAACCTACGAAAAGCACAAATCCGGCCCCGCCGAAGTCGAGATGGAAGCTATCCAGACTGGCGCAATGGCTGTCCGCTTTTTGATGAGCATGGGCCGCTATGACTACACGCCGGGTGAGCAGCACGAACAGAATGATCAGCCGCGCCGTTGCTCCCACTGCGGTTACGACATGGCCAACGCGCTGGGCAAAGGCCACACGCATTGCGCTCCGCCGTTCAAGGCTCAGCCCCATGCTTTCGGAGAGCGCCCATGACCCAAGCCCCCATAGAACCCCGGCACAAGGATGAGGCGGAGCGGCTGCTAAACAAATCCTATGACCGTATTCTAACCATCGCCCAGACCCTAGCCAACGACGAGGAGAAGGGTAAGGCGCTGGCGGAGATTGACCGGATTGCGGTTGCTGGCCAGTGGGGCCAGAACGACATGGGGTCACTGTTTGAAGTCGCCGCCATCGCAGCCCCATACCGCGCCAGTGATCCGGTTGCTTGGATGCGTGAACTTGTCGCGGAAGGCTTGTGGCATCGCAAGAGGAAGGCGCTGGACTTACCCGCCGAATATCTGCCGAGCAGCCGCACTGACTTCATGGTCGAAGCCGCTGCTATAATCAGCAACGCCAACCCGCAGCCCGCCGCCGTCGATGGGCTGGTGGAACTCCTACAGCGGGCAGCGAAATTCGCCAACCAAGCCGGTGGTTTTGATTGGAATGAGGACCGCTGCGTAATGGTGGCCGTTCATTTGGCTGGCGACATCACCCAAGCACTCGCCCAAATCGAAAGGAAGCCCGAAGATGGCAACGGATAACGAAATCCCGTCCAGCGAGCGCGATCCTGTTCCCGCGCAATCCGCTGTTGTTGAACCTCGCTGGCAGACCGAGGGGGATATGTCTGCCACCCCGCCCGCCGCCGTCGATGGGCTGGTGAGGGCTCTGCAACCAGTCTTAGATTGGTATCAGTCCGACGAACACGAAGAGCGACCACTGGTCGATATTATTCGCGATGTCGTGGCTGACCTGCAATCCGACAGGGTGGAGGCGTTGATGGCCAGCCGTCTACTTCGCGCCGGTAACAACCTCTCTTTCTGTGCCCAAATCACAGGCGGAACTGTCGGTCCCGATGTGGAATTACAGCTTGCGATAAACCGGTGGGACGAAGCCCGCCAAGCCCTCGCCCAAATCGAAAGGAAGCCCGAAGATGGCAACGGATAGCATTCTCGCTCAGGCCCGTGCTGAGGGGTATCAGGAAGGCAAGGACGACGCCAAATACATGGCCGCGGAAGGGCGCGCGATTGACCACGATGAAGCCTACATGAAAGGCTTTTACGAGGCGCGGGATAAGTCGCCTTCACGGTTCCGCTGGTGGCTGTTCGGTCTGATATGCGGCCTTCTGCCCACGTTTTGGAGGATAGTGATATGAGCGCAGATATGGATGACATGCCGATTGACCCCGTGGAGTTACCAGAGCCTGAGTTTGTTCGCGACAAAGCGATAGCAGATACGCTGGCAAAGATTATCGCAGCCGAGAGTGAGTTTAAGCACCTCGCAACACCCCCGCCCGCAAGTGCCGATGCGCCAGCCGATGCCGCAGCAAAGATCAGAGAAGAACTGCGCGGTTACGTTGACCTGCTGGCGACATACACCGTGAAGCCGGGGGCGGAAGAATTCGACGCCCGTCCACTGCGCGACCTCTTGCGTGACGCCCTGACCGAGATCGATCGACTCCACAGTCTCGCAAAGAGCAACAACCAACTTGCCCGCATTTTCGGCAATGCCATGCGCGAGGCTAGGTCAAAGTTGGCCAACATCCGAGGGGATCATTCATCATGGTGACGACAACTGGATTAATCGATACGCCCGCAAGTGCCGATGCGCTGGGGGAGGTGGAGCGTATTGCGAAAGCACTGGCAAAGGCGGACGGGCTGGACTTCGACGAAGTATGCGGCGTGGATGCCGATCCAGACGATGGCTATTGCGACAGCGGAACCTGTGTCGCCGCGCACTGGGAAGAGCACGATGCCGAGCAGGCCCGCCGTTGGTATATGCACCTCGCCACCGCAGCTCTGTCCGCAATGTCACCGGCTGGTGAGGTGGAGCGGTTGCGCGAACGGGTGAAAATGCTTGAGTATGCGCTGGAGCCATTTGCCACCGCTGCCGTCAAAGGCCGGTCTGTGTATCGGGCAGTGAAGGCCGCGCTCAAAGTGGACCCGAGCCTGTCAACATATTCGACCGCCTACATCGACGCCGGCAGGTCTGTTGCTGGATCGCACCTTTCATGGCGTGACTTTGAAAATGCCAATACCGCATTGAAAGCCATCCGGGAGCCTAAGCCATGACACTCATTGAACGGATCGAGGGGGCATTTCCGCGCACAAGGCATTCATGGTGGCGGCTGCGACTGGCCCTCGCTGACTATGCCCTCGCGCGCCTTGAACGGAAGCTCTGGCTGGCGCGGGTCCGTTATCGCACGATCATGCATCAAGAACCCGCCGCCGCCCTTCGCTCAATAGGAGACACACACGATGACTAGGGAGGGGCGGGGCCGTGTGGCGCGCGCCAAAATCACACTTTGGGTTTGCGGGATTATAACCGCCTATGTCCTTTTGGTGATGCTTGTAATGTTCACCAAGTCGGCATGGCAATATCTCGCCCTGCCTCTTTATGGATGCCGCCCATGACCGACGAAGAACTGATCGCGCTGGCTGAGGCCCCCGAAACGGGAAATCCCGTTTCGGCACCAGAGGCGCTGATGACGAGGCTCGAGGTCGTGGCCTTCGCCGCGCACATATTCTGCATCAAGCCTGCGGAGATCTTCGAAGACATCCGCTTCGCGCGCGTTCACCGCGCCCGACTGGCGCTCTACGCGGGCTTGTGGCTGCGCGCCGAGCTCAGCGGAAAGAAGCCCTCATACTCGGGCATCGGGCGCGTCATGCGGCGCGACCACAGCACGGTCATCCACGGATCGCGCCGCGCGCAGACCATCATGGAACGCGACGCGGACTTCATCGAAGTTGTGTGCCGGATCGCCCTCGCGACGGTGAATGATCTTCCAACACCCTCTTGCAATGTCGAATTGCATGGTGTAGGTGGGATGGATCAGCAACAGGAGCGAACCGTGGACAACCCCAAATACACCGAAGAGCGCATCAACGCCGCCCTCGCCCGCGCGGGCATCAAAGACATTGAGGTCTACTGGGATGGCGACATCTGCAGCGAGGAGGAGCCGCCCGTGTTCGAGGCCTACCTCCGCGACGACGGGACCAACGTCTTCATCAAAGATCTCGGGCGCAGCTTCGACGTCACCCGCTACTGCAGCGACGGCGGCTACCGCCCGGTCGGCGACGCCCGCACCTTCGACAAGCTGGCCGAGCTGCTGCGCGATGAGTTCCTTTCAGTGGAGGCAGTTTGATGTCCATTTTCAATCCGTGGGCTGAGGCCCGTCGCCTGCGCGCCCGGCTGGAGCACCTCGAGAAGGACAACATCCGGCGGGGCGCGCAGAAGGATGCCGTGATCGCGGCCCTCCAGCGCGAGGCCCGCGACCTTGAGGTACGCCTGCGCGTCGCGAGCCTCGAGCGCGACACCGTCCTCATTCGCATGAAGTCCATGCACCGCCGCGACCCTAAGACGGGCCGCCTCCTGCCGAGGGGGAAGTAGCATGCCCACTCTGGAACGGCAGGCCAATCGCCTGTACACCAAGCGCGACAAACTCGAGCGCGAGCTCGCGGAGATCGACGCGCAGCTCGCCAAGCTGCGCAGCCAGTACATGGCCGAGACCAGCACATACGGACTGCACCCGGCGGCGTTTCGCCGGGCAGTCGAGACAAGGAAAACAGCGTGATTGAAACCGACAAGGTCGAACGTGTCGCATCTATAGACCTCGCCATCACCCGCGCGGGCGGCATCGTCGCCTTCAGCAAGGCGGTGGGCGTGACGCATCAGGCGGTATACGCGTGGAAGCGGCGCGGCTGGGCTCCGGCCGATAAGGCGCTGGTCATGGAGGCTGTCTTCGACGTGCCCCGCGCCCGCACCATGGAGCCGCGCCTCGCGGCCCTCGTCGCGACACCGCCATCAACCGCAGCCGACCTGCTCTAAGCGAAGCCCGTGGAAGGGGATAAAGACACCATGGGACAAGTGCGCTCTATCGCGCCGCACCTGCGCTCGCTCGAGGCCCCTGAGCCGCTGCGCGCACTGCCGGGGTGGCTGCTGTGGCGGCTGGAGACCTACAAGGACGACCCGAAGCCCCGCAAGGTGCCCTACTACGCCAGCGGCGCGCGTCGCTTTGGCCAGCAGGGCAGCCCGCAGGACCGCGCCAACCTGACGACCTTCGCGGCGGCGCGCGATGCGGCGATCCGTGGCGGCTTCAGCGGCGTCGGCCTCGCCATGCTGCCCGACTGGCAGGTGACCGCGCTGGACGTGGATCACTGCGTCGACGCCGACGGCAACATCCCCGCCGACATCCAAGAGATCGTCCAGCACACCTACGCCGAGTACAGCCCCAGCGGCAAAGGCATACGGGCCTTCTTCACCGGCAACCTCGGCAACCACAAGAGCCCGACAGACGCCGACCACTACGGGTTGGAGACCTTCGCCTCGTCCGGCTTCGTGACCTTCACCGCCAACCCGCTGCCGCACGTCGACATCCTCGGCTACGAGGACCGCGTGGCTCCCACGCCGTCGACCCTCGTCGACCTGTGCCAGACGCGCTTCGGCAGCTCTGGCGCCGCCGCCAGCTTCGACCCCGACGACTTCATGGCCGGACACGAGCCAAGGCTCGGCCTGACCATCGAGCAGATGAGCGAGCTGCTGGACGCGCTCGATCCCGACATGGGCCGCGAGGACTGGATCCGCGTCGGCATGGCCCTGCACCACGAGTGTGAGGGTGACGATACCGGCTTCGACCTGTGGCACGACTGGAGCGAGATGGGTGGCAAGTACCCGTCCGAGGAGGCCCTGCGGCAGCAGTGGGACAGCTTCGAGCGCCGCAAGGGCGCAGGCCGCAGGCAGGTCACCATGGCCAGCGTCATCAGGATGGCGAGAGAGGCAGGTGCCCCGCGCCCTAGCCTCGCCACCGCCGAGCAGCTCAAGTCGGCGGTGGCGGAGACCGAGAGGGGCACCGGCGGCGCGACGCCTGACGACTTCGAGGGGCGCTTCCCCATCGTCCACGCCTCGCAGGCCAGCGAGCGCGAGCCCGTCGATTGGTTCGTCAAGCGTGTGCTGCCGCGCGGCGATCTGGGCGTGCTCTTCGGCGCATCCGGCAGCGGCAAGACCTTCGTCGCCCTCGACCTCGCCATGGCGATAGCGCGCGGCGTGCCGTGGCGCGGCCACCGCGTGAAGCGAGCGCGCGTCCTGTACGTCGGCGCGGAGGGCGGCGGCGGTCTCAGCAGGCGCCTCAAGGCGTACTACCGCAAGCACAAGATCGATCCGTCCGAGACCGACCTGAGCGTCATGTACGCGGCGCCGAACTTCATGGACCGCGAGGACATCGCCGACATCCAGCGCGCGATTGTCGCCGCCGGTGGCTTCGACCTGATCATCATCGACACCTTCGCGCAGGTCACGCCGGGCGCCAACGAAAACTCCGCCGAGGACATGGGCCGTGCGCTGGCCAACGCCCGCGCACTGTGTGAGGCCAGCGGGGCTATGATCCTGCTCGTCCACCACTCGGGCAAGGACGCCAGCAAGGGCTCGCGCGGCTGGTCAGGCATCAAGGCCGCCGCCGACGTACAGCTCGAGGTGATCCGCCACGAGAACGGCGTCCGTGAGATCTACCTTGAGAAGCTCAAGGATGGCGAGGACGGCCTGCGCTGGGCGTTCGAGCTGGAGACGCTGGAGCTGGGCTTCGACGGAGACGGAGACCCGATTACGTCCTGCGTCATCATTGAGGCCGAGGCGCCCAAGGCCGAGGTCGGCGTCGGCAAGCAGGTCAAGCGGCGCGGGCGCGTCGAGACACACGTCCTCGAGGTGATGGCGCTCTTCGGCGCACGCGACGCAGTGAAGATGCAAGAACTTGTGGATAAGTCTACGGAGATGCTGCCGCCGCCGGAGACCGGCGAGCGCGACACCCGCCGCCAGCGCGTGACGCGGGCGATTGAGACGCTGGGCAAGGAAAAGGACGGCCCGCTGCAAATTAAGGGGGGTGTGGTTGTTTTTTACGAGTAGGGGGTTGCAATCCCGCGTTGCGGTGCTATCTACAGTTCATCAGCAACGCATACAGGAGCAACTGACATGGCTACCCAGCCGATTGATTTCACCTCTGCCGTCGTAGACCGCCTCGGCGACATCAAGGCGCAGATCGCGCAGCTCAAGGAAGTCGAGGCCGAACTGGTCGCTCGCATCACCCAGAGCGGCGCGGACGCCATCGACGGTCGCTTCTTTCGTGCGACTGTCAGCGCGGTCGCCGAGCGCCGCTCGCTCGACGCCAAGGCCGCCGAGGCCAAGCTGCGCGAGTTGGGCGTCGACGGCCGCTGGTTCAGCAAGAACCAGAAGACCGCCAAGGGCTACACGACCGTCAAGGTCGTGGCCCGCAAGTCGTAAGGGGGCGCGAATGTCACACGGTATTCTCGCCGCCGAGTTCTATCCGGGGAGCAAGACGCGCTCCCCGGTGCTGGACCTGAACCGCATCACCAACGGGCACCGCAGCAAGGTCTTCGGCTTCAACGTCGCGACCAAGAAGGAAGCCCGCGAGCTGGCCAAGCGCTACGGCGCGACGCCGTGGAATTTTTGAGGAGCACACCAATGCGAGACTTAGACCGCTACCGCAGCATGGACACGCGCGAGCTGCTCACTGTCGCCAGCGAGGAGGGCATCGACCCCGACATGGCCGTCGCCATGGCGGAGCGACTGGAGCAAACTAACGTTTGGCTCAACAGCGGCACCAACACCGTTGGCGGGCGCTACATTTTCAACCACAGGAGCATGGCATGAGTTACAAAGTAGAGATCACCGCAGCGAGCTTGACTGAGCTGGCGGGCAAGGTGCTGGCGCTGGCCGCGACGATGCAGACCACTGCTGTCGTCGACCCGGTCATGGCCGAGGTCAAGGCGGCGACGAAGCCGCGCAAGGCGAAGGCGGAGATCACCGGCGAAGAGGTCGCGGAGAAGCCTGTGGGGGAGCCTGCAGCCGATGCGGCGGAGACGGCATCGTTCGAGAGCGATACTGCGACTGCCCCGCAGGAGGCGAGCGAGAGCGCCGAGACCTCGACGAGCACCGACGCCTCCGCCGAAAACTCCGCCTCGGCTTCTGACGGCCCCGCGCTCGATTTCGACAAGGACGTCGCGCCGGTCGTCCTGAACGCCGTCAAGGTCAAGGGCAAGCCGTGGGTACAGGAAGTCCTCGCCCAGTTCGGCGTCGAGCGTGCCTCGCAAGTGGCCTCCGAGCAGCTCCCTGAGCTGGTCGCCGCACTGGCCGAGGTCGCGGCCTGATGGCGGGCCTCCACGCCAGACTGAGCCCCAGCGGTGCCCACCGCTGGATGCCCTGCCCCGGCAGCAACGTGCTGGAGGCGGCCTACCCTGACAGCAGCAGCGTCTACGCCGACGAGGGCACGGCAGCGCACACCCTCGCCTCGTGGGTGCTCGAGGACGGCCTCCCCGTCGACACGTACATCGGCGGGGAGATCAAGGTCGGCGAGCGGGCCTTCACCGTCACCGACGACATGGCGGCCTACGTGCAGGACTACGCCAAGTTGGTCCGCGAGTACGCGGCTGGCGGCACACTCATGGTCGAGCAGCGGGTGCCCATCGGTCACCTGACGGCTGAGGACGGCGCCACCGGCACGTCCGACGCGGTCATCGTCAAGGGCAACGAGCTGATCGTCGTCGACCTCAAGTACGGCATGGGCGTCCGCGTCGACGCCGACAACAACCCGCAGCTCCAGATGTACGCCCTCGGCGCACTGGAGGAGTTCGGGATCCTCGGCGACTTCGAGATCGTCACCATGGTCATCCACATGCCGCGCCTCAACCACGTGAGCGAGTGGTCGGTCCCCGTGCAGCACCTGCTGGCCTTCGGCACGCAGGTGGCCGACGCCGCAACCACGGCCGCGCACGCCCGCGTTGACGAAGGCCACGAGACGTGGAACGGCACCTACCTCAACCCCGGCGAGAAGCAGTGCCGCTTCTGCCGCGCCAAGGCCACGTGCCCGGCGCTCAAGGCCGAAGTCGGGGACATCGTCCACGACACCGCGACGCTGGACGACTTCGCTGACCTGTTGCCGCACACGCCCGACATGCAGACCGGCGACAACTACCTGTCCATCGCCATGTCGAAGGTCGGGCTGGTCGAGGACTGGTGCAAGGCGATCCGCGCCGAGGTCGAGCGCCGCCTTCTGGCGGGCAAGCAGGTCGACGGCTTCAAGCTCGTCGAGGGCAAGCGCGGCCACCGGAAGTGGGTCGACGCAAAGGCTGTGGAAAGCCTCTTCAAATCGTTTCGTCTGCGGCAGGACGAGGCGTATGACTTGAGCCTGATCAGCCCGACAACGGCGGAGAAGGTCTTCAAGGAAAACCCCAAGCGGTGGGCGAAGGTGCAGGAGCACATCACCCAGAGCACGGGCAAGCCGTCTGTGGCCCCGGCCACTGACAAGCGTCCAGCACTGGACGTTCAATCGGTCGCGGATGACTTTCGCGACCTCGTGTAACTGCAAACTGAGAAGTGGATAATTGACAATGGCTACTCGCATCATGCTCAAGGGCGTCACCATGGCATTCCCCGCACTCGCCGAGCCGCAGGCTTTCGGCGAAGGCGAACCGGCCTACGGTGCCAAGTTCCCCATCACCATCAACGGCGACCACCAGAAGGCTATCGAGGCCGCCATGATGGCGGAGGCCAAGGAGGCGTGGAAAGACAAGGCGGACAGCGTCCTCGCCATGCTCGTCGAAGACGGCAAGGTCGCCTTCGTCAAGAAGGTCTACCGCTCGAAAAAGACCGGCGAACCCTATCAGGGCTTCGAGGGCACACACGTCCTGTCGGCGCGCAATGCCAAGTCCCAGCCGACGGTCTTCAACCAGTACGGCGAGGAGCTGTCTGGCAAGGCCGACATCGAGCGTCAAGCGTTCTCCGGCGCGCGTGTCAACGCCTCGGTGGAGATCTGGGCGCAGGACAACAAGTGGGGCCGCCGCGTCAACTGCTCGCTGCGCGGCGTCATGCTGACCGGCGAGGGCGAAAACTTCGGCGGCGGATCGAGCCCAGCCTCGGCCGACGAGTTCGCTGGCATGGCGAAGGCCAAGGCCGACGCGGACGACGTCCTGTGACGATGGCGCGCGAACCGGAGGAGGGGGTCAACGACCGCCTCCGCCTCCTCGTCGAGCGCGTTGAGCGTTTGAATGAAGAGAAGAAGGGCGTGGCGGACGACATCAAGGATGTCTTCGCGGAGGCCAAGGCGGTCGGTTTCGACGCCAAGATCATGCGTGAGGTGATCCGCCTCCGCAAGATGAAGCCGGACGATCTCAAGGAGCGCAATGCTCTCCTGCAGATCTATGCCAGCGAATTGGGTATGGACTTGCTGTAACAGGCGGTCTATTTGGGGCGCACCAGCACTTTGCCCTTCCGGCGATGTTTGCTAGGCTGGTGCGTCCCTCCTTTCAGGTAGGGTGCGCGAGAGAACGTGGGTTCGCTCCTCCGTTGCTGATAACTCTCGCGCACTCTTCCTGAACGGAGGAGCGACCGTGCTTACACTTTATCTCGACCTTGAAACCTTTTGCGAGACGCCGATCAAGAACGGCGCGCACCGCTACGCCGAGAACGCCGAGGTGTTGCTCGTCGCGCTGGCCGTCGATGACGAGCCAGTGGTGGTCTGGGACACCTCGGACCCCGAAACGCGCGGAAGCCAGTTGGCCTCGTTGCAGCACATGATCGACAGTGCCGACGAAGTAGTTATCCACAACTCCGCATTCGACCGCACGGTGCTGCGCCACCGTGGCGTAATTATTCCTGTGGATAAAATCACTGACACCATGGTGATCGCGCTGCAGCACAGCCTGCCCGGCTCTCTGGGTGTGTTGTGCGACGTGTTGGGCGTGCCGGTGGACAAGGCTAAAGACAAAGACGGCAAGAAGCTGATAAACATCTTCAGCAAGCCCCGCCCTGCGAAGATGAAGCTGCGGCGCGCGACGAGAGAGACACACCCGGATGAGTGGCAGCGCTTCATCGAATACGCCCGGCTCGATGTGGACGCTATGCGAGGCGTACGCGGACGTCTCCCACGATGGAATTATACTGACGGTGAGCGCCAACTCTGGCGACTTGACCAAGGAGCTGCAGACAGTGGTATCGCCGTCGATACTGAACTCGCACGATCCGCTCTCCGAGCTTTTGAACGAGCTACGCGATCTCTGGCCGCTCGTGCGAACGTTCTGACCTCGGGAGCGGTTGGCTCGGCCACGCAGCGAGGAGCCCTGCTCGGCCACCTTCAGGCCGATTTGGGTGTAGACGTATCGGATCTTCGGGGGGCCACAGTAAGCAAGATGCTCACATCGCAAAATCTCACGCCCGAAGCGAGAGAGCTTTTGGAGATACGGCAGCAGGCCGCCGCAACCTCCCCGGCTAAGTACAAGACGCTCTTAGATGCGGTTTCGAGTGATGGTCGGTTGCGAGGCATCATCCAGTTCTGCGGGGCGGGGCGTACAGGTCGCGATAGCGGAAAAATCTTCCAGCCGCAAAACTTGCCAAGAAGTTCAATGCCTTATGAGAAAATAGCTCTTGGCATCGAGGCCATGAAACTGGACTGCGAAGACCTACTGTTTGACAACGTGAGCCAACTTTGCGCCAGCGCTGTGCGAGGCGTACTTGTTCCTACCAAAGGCTGCAAGTTTGTCGTGGCAGACTTGTCTAACATCGAGGGGCGCATGGCCGCATGGCTAGCTAGCGAGGAATGGAAGTTGAAGGCTTTCCGCGCCTTTGACAGGGGGGAGGGCGCCGACCTGTACGTCGTCGCATATGCCCGGTCGTTCGGCGTGACTATCGAGGACGTGCTCCACAACAAGAAGCACGGCGATGGCAGCATGCGTCAGATCGGTAAGGTGCAGGAGCTGAGCCTGCAGTATCAGGGCGGCGTCGGTGCTTTCCGCGCTATGGCGGGGGCGCTTGCGGACACCCTGTCTGACGAGGAAATAGGAGCTATCGTGCAGGCGTGGCGCAAGGCGCACCCTGCAATAAAATCTATGTGGTACGATCTGGAGGGTGCCGCTAGGTCCGCGCTGCGCTCTCCGGGCGAGAGCTTCGACGTAAGGGGTGTCCTTCGGTTTGATACCATAACGGACGCTGGCGGTATTTTCTGGCTGCGCATGCGGCTGCCTAGCGGTCGCTTCATCAGCTACTGTCGCCCCGCTATCAGCGAAAGCGGGTCGCTTACATACGAGGGTGTAAATCAGTACACGCGTAAATGGCAGCGGGTAGACACCTACGGAGGCAAGTTCTTTGAGCAGGCCTGCCAAGCGGCCAGCCGCGATGTGTTTATGCGGGGGTTCCGAAGGGCGAGCCTCTCTGGGTACCCGGTAGTTTTGCGGGTCCACGACGAGCTCGTGTGCGAGGTTCCTGACAGCCCCGACTTCACCTTCGAAGCGCTGGCCTCCATGATGTCCACCGAGGTGCCGTGGGCGCCGGGCATACCGCTGGCCGCCGATGGTATGGAAACAGACAGGTACAGGAAGTAGAGGTCTATTGTGGACTTAGAATATGCCAGCACTTGCTTGACCTATGACGCGGAGACAGGTGTGTTTACTTGGCACCGTCGCCCCCGAAGCCATTTTTCCTCGGACCGTGCCTGCAGCACTTGGAACGCTGTATACGCGGGATCCGAGGCCGGTAACAACTCGCCGAGGTGCCGGTCGGTAAAAATCGGGGGGAGGCATTATAAGCTCCATCGGCTTGCTTGGCTCTTTGTTACCGGATGTTGGCCCGAGGGTGATGTCGACCACCGAGATGGTAACGCCCACAACAACGCTTGGGCGAATCTCAGATTGGCGACGAATAAGCAAAATCAGTACAACGCCAAGCTTTCCCGAAGAAATAAATCCGGTTTCAAGGGCGTATGCTGGGATAAAGCCGCCCGCCGGTGGCGAGCAACGATAAGCCACAACCGTAGAGGGGTTTTTCTCGGCCACTACGACACCACCGAGGAGGCCGCCGCAGCCTACGCCGAGGGCGCGAGGCGGTACGCCAAAGAGTTTGCGAGGCTGCTATGACCCCCGCAGGCAAGCTACAGGACCGGTTGAAGCGCCTCGTGCAGGGCAGTGGTGGCCAATACCGCAAGGTCCGCTGGGAGGGCCGCCGGGGCTGCCCTGACTGCTTCATTTGGTGGGAGTGGCCGCGCGCCGCCTTCGTCGAGATCAAGGCGGACGGGGATCGGCTGAGCGGCCACCAGCAGCGCGAGATCGAGCGCATGCGCGAGGCGCAGTTCCCCGTGTTTATCGTGCGGACAGTCGAAGAGATCGAAGAAATCGTCGAATTGGTGAGAAAGGGGCTTGCAACCCCTGATTGCATTGGCTAGGAGGGGTCATCAGCAACGCACTGGAGTACCTGACATGTCGCCTAAAGCAGAAGAACAGCTCATAAACGCCGCCAGAAAAGCCGCAGCGTTGTTGGACAGGTTGCCGCTCTCGCACGCCGATGCTGTCGTGGCTTCTGCCCTCCGCGCTGCTGTCATAGCGGCACAGCGATGATCGCCGCGCACGCAGTCGGGGTCGAGCGCGACACCGCTCGCGCTGTGATAGAAGCCAACCATTACACGAAGAGCGTACCCAGCGGGAAGTCCGTCTACATACTGTACGGGCCGGTCATCGTTGTGTTTTCGATACCCGCAAACAAGAACATAAGCCGTTGGTTGCTTGGGCGCGACAACGTGGTCTGGGAACTCTCCCGCTTGTGGGCACCGGACAGCCACGCCCCTAATCTGCTTACCCAAGCACTCTGCGCTACCACGCGCCTGTTCCGAACAATGCACCCGGAAGTGGAGGCGCTGGTCTCATACGCCGATCCTAATGTCGGCCACCTTGGGGGCGTTTATCGCGCGGCGAGTTGGAAGCACTTAGGCCAGTGCGAAGAGAATAGAGCGTACCGCAGCGCCTCCGGGGCTGTTGTCTCCCGCCGCGCGTTTCATTCTGGCAAGAAAGCACTGCGCAGAGCCGAAATAGAAGCGTTGGGCTTCGTGCAATTGAAACTGCCGGGAAAACACCGCTTCGCTAAAGGCCTCACGCGACGCGCGAAAAAACAAATCGCGTCGCGCTGATTTAAATGCTTGCAACCCCCGATTGCATGGGCTAGGGAGGCTCATCAGCAACGAGGAGTACCCCAATGAGCAAGACCCCACAGGAACTCAAGGCCATCGCTTTCGCCATCGCCGACGAGATCGAGACCCGCGCCCAGCGCTTCATCTCCGCAGGCCTATCACGCGACAAGGCCCTCGCGCTCGCCTGCGCCGAGGCCAGCGGCAGCCTCGTCATTGTGAAAGGATAGGCATGAGCCACAAACGCAACCACCGAGACGAGACGATCACCTTCACCTGTGACGCGTGCGGCGAGGAGTATGAGGCCGAGACCGACGACTTCCACGACGCCCTCGCCGACTTCAAGCGGCAGGGCGGTCGCGCCGTGCTGGACTGCGGCGAGTGGCTGCACATGTGCGAGGGCTGCGAGTGACCCGCACCTTCACGCCCCACGACTATCAGGAAGAGGTGATCGACTTCATCTGCGCCACCCGGCGCGGCATGGTCTGGGCGCCCATGGGCGGCGGTAAGACGGTCTCGACCCTGACGGCCCTCGAGCGCCTGAGCGTGGTCGAGGACATCTACCCCGTGCTGGTGCTCGCGCCGCTGCGCGTGGCGCGCTCGACGTGGCCCGAGGAGGTGACCAAGTGGGCGCACCTGCAGGGTCTGCGCGTGTCCGTGATCACCGGCACGCCCAAGCAGCGAGAGCGGGCGCTGGCGCAAGAGGCCGACATCTACACGACCAATTACGACAACCTCAGTTGGCTGTGCGCGGCCGTCGGCGAGTGGCCGTTCAAGACGATCATCGCCGACGAGGTCACCCGCCTGAAGTCCTTCCGGATCCGGCAGGGCGGCGCGAGGGCGTCCGCGCTGGGCAAGGTGGCCCACGCGCCCGGCAGCCGCTTCATCGGCCTGACAGGGACGCCCGCGCCGAATGGCGTGAAAGATTTGTGGGGGCAGGCGTGGTTCATCGACAAGGGGCAGCGGCTGGGCCGGACATTCAGCGCCTTCACTGAGCGCTGGTTCCGCAAGGGCTACGACGGCTTCAGCTTGGAGCCGTACGCCCACACGCAGGGCGAGGTGCAGGATCTGCTCCGCGACGTCTGCCTGACCGTCAAGGGCCTCGACGTCGAGCAGCCGCTGGTCAACCCGCTGCTGGTCGAGCTGCCGCCCAAGGCCCGCGCGCTCTACCGCGACATGGAAGACAACATGTACGCGGAGCTCGAGGAGGCGGGCGTCGAGGCGGTCAATGCGGCGGTCAAGACGCAGAAGTGTTTGCAGCTCGCCAACGGGGCGATGTACATCGACGACGAAGGCAACTGGGAGGCCGTACACGATGCCAAGCTGGCGGCGCTCGACAGCGTCATTGAAGAGGCGAATGGCGCGCCTGTGCTCGTGGCCTATCACTTCAAACATGATCTGCAACGCCTACGGGATCGTTACCCTAAAGGCCGGGTGTTGGACGCTGACCCTAATACGATCAGGGAGTGGAATGCCGGGAAAATCTCGCTACTATTCGCTCACCCTGCGTCGGCGGGACACGGATTGAACCTCGCCGACGGGGGCAACATCCTCGCCTTTTTCGGCGTGAACTGGAACCTCGAGGAGTACCTGCAGATCATCGAGCGCATCGGGCCGATGCGCCAGAAGCAGGCAGGCCACGACCGGCCCTGCCTCGTGTACCCGATCATCACCCGCGACACGGTCGACGAGGTGGTGCTGGAGCGACTGGCCTCGAAGCGCAGCGTCCAAGACGTATTGCTCGAGGCGTTGAAACGAAGGAAACAGACATGACCAATACCGAAGACCACGTGCTGGAAGAGGCCGTATCACTGGCCGTAGTTCCGGAGCCGCCAGTCAAGGCACCGGAGCTGCTCGGCCGCGCGGCGGCGCACATGCACGAGCGCGGCAAGACGTACGACGCGCCGGAGGGCGAGCGCTCCATGGGCAAGACCGTGGCGGCGTTCAACGCCATCACCGGCCGCGACCTGACCGAGAGCGAGGGCTGGCTGTTCATGACCACACTGAAGGCTGTGCGCGGCTTCACCCGAGGGGGCTACCACGCCGACAGCTTCGAGGATCTTATCGCCTACACGGCGCTGCTGGCTGAGGCCAAGGGAGAGGGCCGGTGACGTACAGCGGGCCGTTCGAGGACGCGGGCCAAATGCCCGTGCCTGAGATCGTCACGCGGCCCCGTACTTCGCCGACAACTCGTCCGCCTCGACGGAACCGCCACGGGCGAGCAGCGGCATCTTCCCCGCCAAAACCTGCTCCATGACCTTGTCAGGATCGAGGCCGAGGCGGTCCGCTGTGTAACGCACGCGGGCTTCAAAGGTGCCGACAAACGGCTCCGCCGCAGACGCGAGGCCGGTGTCTTCGCCGCCACCGAGCCACATCGAGGCTTGGTACTGGGCGGGCGAGATGCCCATCTTTTTGGCCTGCTCCTGCTGCCAGTTTTCGTAATACCCGTACTCGTTGGGGTTCGGCTTCGCTTCCCAGTACGCGGGGCGCTGCAGCGCCTCGTCCATGCCGAGCGTGCCTTCCTTCACCCACTGCTGCGGGCGCAGGGGCGCCGCGCCCTTCTCAGGCACGATGGACGTGGCGAGGAAGCGCGGATCCTGCGCGAGGATGCCCGGCAGACGGAAGTTGTGGGTGTCGATAGTCACGTTCTGCTGGTTGCCCTGCAGGTTCGTGGAGAAGCTGGCAGGCTTCGGGTTTTTGAACACGTCCCACCCGCCCGCGCTTTCGATGCCGCGCACGTTCTGCGTGTGCAAGCCCTGCGCGACAGAGCCGTAACCCGCCGCAGGCTTGTCGGGGATGGGGAGGCCCTGCGACATGAGGTAGTTGTAGTAGGACGCGGTGCGGACGTTGTCAGGCACTCGGGCGCGGGGGCTGGTGGCGGCCACGAGATCCATAAGCCGCGCGTAATTGTCGTCTACATTGGCGTCGCCGAGCGCGCCCGCCACACGCTCGCGCAGCGGCTCCGTGTTGTACCACTGCAAGCCGCCACCTTCGATGCCACGCTCGACCGTCTCGTTGATGCCCTTGGCCACCTCGGGCCGCCCCAGCGCCTCGACAATGCGGGCCGACGGCCCTCGCGGCGGCACCGTGCGTGCCATCTGCGTCTGCGGGACGCCCGGCACCTCGGACAGGCGCGACATGTCGATGATCGTGCCGCTCTCGGGGTTCTTGACCCGCCAGTCGGCGTAGGACTGCCTCTTGCCCTTGTTGCCTGCCTCAGCCAGCACGTCGGCGGCGTTGGCGGCCGGGGTACCCGAGCGTGACTTGATAACAGCGGGCGCGGCGGGCTTGCGCGCGACGGCCACGTTTTTGAGCGCGGCTGGTTTGGGCTTCGCGGCGGCGGCCGGTTTGGGCCTCGGCGCGGCGGCGGCGGGCTTGACAGCGAGACTGGGTTTGGCCGCGACTGCCGCTCGGGCGGCGGCGCGTGCCTCGGCCACTGGCGCATTGCTCGGCAGTGTCTTGCTGACGCGGGCGACGGCCGCCTCACCGAACTCACCGACCAGTTTCGCGAATTGTTTCTTCCAGCTCATCGCCCAGACCTATTGCTATCTAAGGTTGCAGGGGCTACTGGAGCCGCTTCAGCAACTAGGAACCCCGTATGTCCATAACACCATCGAACCCGAATAGCACGTCCCCTGTGGAGTGGGCGCTTGCTTTCGCCGAAGCGTTTCCCGATGTCGCCGACCGCGTGATGGCCGTGAGCCTTTGGTTCGACGGCGCCATAGAGGCCGGGTACAATGCGGCGGAGAACGGCTTCCCGCTTAACCCCGTTCATCCCACCGGACCGCCTTCGCTGTAGCCGCCAGCTTTACGTTGGATCTTACGCAAGCCGGTCACCGGGGAGTAGACGGCGGCCGCGTTGGGCGTCAGGAAGCCCTCGTAGCCGTAGTCTCGGATCAGCCGCTCCATGTCGGTGACGGCGCCCTTACCCTCGACACCGCCGCGATACGCGAGGGGCTCGCCGAGGGTCGGCACGTAGTCCGGCAGGTTGTAGGCGCGCGCCAGTTTCCGCAAGCCCTCGGGATCCGCCTCGATGTCGTACAGGCCCCTGAGACGCGCCTCGTAGACGTTCTGGCCGACCTTGCCGACGCTCTCCTCGGGCACCACAGTACCCTCCGGCCCGGTGTAGAAATACGTGCGATCTGGTAGACCGGCCTGCTTGACCATCTGGCGCTCGCCGCTGAACGCGCCGGTGCCGTAGAAGCTCGGGTCTGTCGCGAGCAGGTCGCCCTCGCGGCTGAAGTGTACGCCGCGCACGTCGTCGCTGGCGGCGCGTGGCTGCATGATAGCCCGCATCCAATCCGGCTGGCCGCCGGGCGTGAGCGCCGAGAGGAACTCCGGGGGTAGCGTCACGGCGCGCTGCGGCGCGTACTGGAACTGCTGCCCGAGGTCGTGGAGCTGACTGCGGATGTCCCCAGCGGAAGGCAACTCGCTGAGAGCCCGCCGGGCGTCTCCGCCGTAGCGGGGGTCGGTATCGGAAGGGTACTTGGCCAGCCAGTCCTCGGCCACCTTCCGCTCCCTCGCCTGCATTTTCAGGCGGTTCATCTGGTCTATGACATCAGCATTCGCGGGCGAGTAGTTCACCCAACTGTTCTGGCCGCGCGTCTCAGACAGCAACGCGGGCAGTGCGAGGGGGTCGAGCGTCTGCGCGTGTGCCGCGTAGGCGATCTCCTCGCCGGGCGCGCCGAACATGCTGCCCGGCGTGACATGCCCGTAGTAGTCATGCACCGCGCGGAACATCTCGTTCTGCGAGAGGCCGGTGGCCGGGTCTATCTTGCTGAGAAATTCGTGCGGCTCGCCGCCGCTGAACACGTTTAGGTTGCCTCTGGCGAGCACGTCGCGGACCATCTCGTTCGGCGAGCCGTACTCTCCGGCGCCCTCGTGGTAGCGGAGGCGCAGCGGCAGGGTGTCGAACTGGCGGGCCACGTCTTGGCCGAGGGCGTTGTACGAGGCCTCAGTGAGCTGGTCTAGGTTCTGGGCTTTGGCCCTCTCGACGATCTCTGGGTACATCTCGCCCCAGCGCTCGAAGGCGGCCTGCTTGTATGCGGGGCTGCCAGCCACCGCCTCGTCGTACGCGCGGCCTATAGCACCCTGCCGGGCGAGCGAAGACACCGGCATCTCGGCCGAGGTGTCGTACGGGACGCCGCGCGCACGCCGCGAGGCCTCGTCGGCCAACGGCACCGCGCTCGAGCGCTCAGGATCTTGCGCGATGCGGCGGAGCGCCGTCATGGAGCGGGCCTGTTCAGCCTCGGGGGCGAGGCGGATGTCGCGCTCGACACCGCGACGCGCGACGGTAGTGAAAGGCCCCTCGGCCTCTCGGGTGTACTCGGGGCGGGCCGCGAGCTCGTCCACAATCGGGCGCGTGTCGCGCATGAACGCGCGGAACTTTCCGGGGGCGGCCTTGGCGAGGGTGGACCCGGCTTTTGACACCGCCAACCGCGCGGCGCTCTTCAGTGGCTTAGGCGCGAAGGGTACGGCGGCGAGGCCGAGCGTGGCGTAGTCTCCGCCGGTCCCCTCTCCGAGGCTGACGCCGCGCGCCGAGCGCTGTATCTCTTCCGGTCCGAGCAAAAACTCGCCGATGCCGCGCAGTTTCTCTTCCGCGTCGAAGCGCGCGGCGGTCGAAGCGCGTTCGTCGCCGCCCACTAGGCGGCGCAGCCCGCCCATGCCGCGACCGAATTTGTCGTACACGACACCGGCGGCCGTGTCCGGCCCCCGGCTTGCCGTCGCCACCTGCCCGGTCGGGCTCCGACGCGCAGCATCAGCGATCTGTTGCTGCGGCTTGGGCAGTTTGGCGTCGAAGCGCGGCGCAGGGCGCGGCACCACGAACTGGGCGGCGCGGCGCTTGTCCTCCGCCGCAGCCTCCCGCTCGTAGTCTGCAATTGTCTTACGCTTCTTGGCCACGGGTCACTCCCCAGTGAGATACGACGAGAGCTCCGGCGGCAGCTCAGGCAGGGGCATGCGGTACTTCTCCAGCAGCTTGCGCCGCTTCTCTGCCTCGGTCTCTTCGAGCCGGGTGGAGGCCTGCTCCGCCGCGAGGAAGGCCCCCGGATATTTCTGGTACAGGTCGCGCATGGCCGCCGCAGTGCCCGACACCCCTTGGCCAAAGGCTGACCCTGTGGCGGCGTCAAGGGCGCGCTTGCCGGTCCCGGCAAGTCGGCCAGCGCCATACGCCAGCTCGCCGGTGAGGCGCGGCGACGTGGCCGCGAGCAGGGGAGCCGTGGCCACCAACGACGCCGGGCTGAGGAGAGCAGCCGCGCCCGCTGCGGGGATGCCACCGCCCGCCACGACGCCGCGCGTGATGCCGCGCGCCGTCGGCGCCGACGCCATCTGGCCCGCATTCGCGGCCATCAGCGTGCCAGTCGGATCCAGCTCAGCCAGCCGCTCGCCCCGCTCGGCGCGCATGCCGTAGTTGGTGTTGGCGTTGTTGCGCATGATCGACTGCAGCTTGCGGGCGGCGGTGTCGACCTTCACCGGCTTGCCGCGCGCCTGCCCGAGGCTGAACATGTCTTCGAGCTCGCGCGCCTCGACGGCGGCCTTCTCGTAGTTCTTCATGATGTCGGCGTAGACCGGGTCGTGCTTGACCAACTCCTGCCGGACGGCGGTGTAGGCCGTCTTGGCGATGCGTGCCGCGTCGCGGTCGTACGCGCCGCCGATCTTCGAACCGATGTCGTACAAGTCCTGCTTGAAGGCGTCCATGGCCATGGGCTCGAGCAGCGACGGGTCTTTGACCGCTTGGTCGGCGTAGTGCCGGACGGTCTCGTTCATCTGCTCCCACGCGACGTGGTCGCTGGGGCGGCGAGACGCGCCGACCATGGCGTCGTAGTTGCGCGGCTTGATACCGGCGATGCGCTTCTGGACGTTGCTGATGTCGAGCGGCACCGGCTGCTGGCCGAACTGCTGCATGGCCTGCCGGTACTGCGCGCCCGCCTGATCGCGCAGGTTGGCAATCGCCGCGCGGGCGGTGTCGACGATGCTCTCCGCGCTCTCACCCGGGCGGCGCATACCTTCAGTGAAGGCCTCGCTGCGCGGGGTGGGGGCGCCAGTCGCGCCGCGCTCAAAGCCAGCGCCAGTCGCCTCGCGCACTGCCTGCCCGCCGATACCCGACGGGAGGCCGACGAGCTCGCTGGGGATGTTCTCGATGCCCTCGACCGCGCCCGGCTTAGCCGCCTTGGCCTTACCGTAGAGGATGCCGGGCACCTCGGTGGTGAGGGCGACTGCACCAGACAGCGGGTCCACCGCCCTGCCGAGCTTGGCGACGCTCTCGCCCGCCGCGCCCAGCTTGCCGGGGAGACGCGCGGCGGCCGAGCCGCCAGCCGTGGCCAACATTGAGACGTCGCCTGCCACGCCCAAGGGGTCTTTGATGAAGGTGCGCTGCATGGCGTCGACGCTGCCGTAGCGGTCGGCCATGGCGTTGGCGAACGCCTGCACAGTCGGACCCTCGAGCTGGCCTTGGCCGAGCTCCATGGCCAGATCCGTAAACGTCTTGACGACGCCCCGGCGCTCGCCTGTCAGGGCGCTGCCGAGGACGTCCCTCGGGATGGCCACGACGCCCTCGGCGAGCTGCGCGGCGCTTTCTGGGACGTTGGCGACGGTCTGCGCGATACCTTCGAAGAGGCCCGCATTCTCTGACGCGGCCTTGTCGATCTGGCTGTAGTCGACACCGGTCGCGCCCGCGCGCGTCGACGCCGGGACGTCGAAGAACGCCCGCGAGTCGTTCAGCGTCCGCTGCTCGTAGTCGGCCTGCTGCGAGGGGGGCACGTGACCCTCCTCGACGGCCTTCTGCGCGATGAGTTTCGCGTAGCCCTCTGCGGTGCCTTCTTTGCTTCTGGCGTACGAGCGGATCGCAGCTTCGCTCTCCGGCGTAAAGCGCCAGCCCGTCACGTCGCGCCCGGTGACCTGTGTGCCCTCGGGGAGACCCTGAAACACGTCCGCGCGCTTCGGCCCAGCAGCCTCGCGCTCGGCGCGGATGGCGTCCGCCTCGAGCTTCTTGTCGTAGGCCTCGATCTTCGGCGAGTAGAGCTGCAGCGGGTCGGCGCCGATGATGCTGCCAGCCTCGATAGGCTTGACGCCGAGCGGGGCCAGTTGCTTGTTGAAGTCACCGATCCGCGCCTCGAAGGACTGGCGGATGTCTTCGTAAGGCACGCGGTACGTGTCGACGCGATTGCGCAGCATGGCGATGATCTTGGCGCGCGTCTCGGGCGTGAACTTGCCGCTCTGGGTGAACTCGTTGCGGAACGCCTGCGGCAGCCGCTCGAGCGCCACCTGAATGTTGTTGTACCGCTCGATGTCGCCCGGCATGACCGCGCCAATCGGGTCTTGCACCTTGGCCGCAATCGTCACGAGGTCTTGGTCGCCCGCGCTGCCCGTCGGGACCGTCAACGCCGACGCGAAGTACCGCATGCCTTGGTTGTAAATCTTGACAGGCTCCAAGGCCTCGAAGGTCTTCAACTCGTCGCGGGCGTTCGACTGCACGTCGCGCAGCACCTTGAGCTGCGCGTCGGTCAGGTCGGTCTTGGCCTTGGGCGCGATGAACGGCAGGTCTGCCTGTCCGCGCGCGGCGCTGGTCTGGGAGGACGTTGTGCTGGCGGCAGTCGAGGCCTGCTGGCCCGCCTGCTTGCGCTGCTCTTCCGCGTCCGGCCCCCTGAAGTTGCTCGGGTCGATCTTGATAGCCTGCGTCATCGCGCACCCCCAGTCAAAGGCCTGAACTCGTCGCCGTACCTTTCGAACACGCTCACGGTGCCGTCCGGGTTGTCCTTGCGCCAGTAGCCGTCCTGCCACTGCACGAGGCGGACCCCCGCCTTCGGGTCATAGTATACGTTCGAGGTGGGGCGTGGGTTGTTCTTGTCCACGAAGACACCGCGCTGCGCGTCGTAGCTCAGCCCAGCGGCAGGCTTCACCATCTGGGCGGCAGTCTTGACCAGACCGAGCTGCGCCTCGAGCTTCTGCCGCTCGGTGGCGTTCTGCCCGGTCAGGTACTGCTGCTTCAACTGCTCCAGCGCGGTCTCACGCGCCTCCGTAGCCTCGCGGCGGGCGCGCTCGGTGTCGGCCAGCGCGGGAGCCACGTTGCCTATGATCTGACCGAACCGGTTACCGGCGTACGTCGGCTTGGCGAGGGCGGCGGACAGCGCGAAGAGCTGCTCGGCGCGCGACGGGCCGTACCGGCGCTCTGCGATCTTCTGGCGCGCGGCCTCGTAATCCGTCTGGCCCATGGCCGGGGAGAGCTTCGCGATTTTGCCCTGCAGGTCGCCCATCGACCGGAAGATCGTCTGCGGCGTCATGCTGGCGTAGTCCAGCGCACCCCCGTCAGGACCGCCGAAGTCTGCGCTGTCTTCGGTCTCGTCCATGGTCGGAACTCCTTGCGGCTGGGCGGCATCGAGTGGCTGGCTCGGATATACCGGAGGTTGGTCTGGATTGGTAGGCGGCAATTCCCCGCCGAGTGGCTGTATCGGGTACTGGGGTGTCCCCTCGACTTGGAGGTTGTTCTGCGCGCGCCACTGCTCAGCCCAAGGGCGCCCCTTGAGCCGAACGATGCCGTCCCACACATCCCTGTTCAGTACGTTATCCGGTGATGAGCCCATCTCAGCCTCCCAGCGTTCCGATAGCGGACAGGACGCCGCCGAGGCCCGCGAGGCCTGCGGCGATGGTCTGCCCGGTGGACGTCGTCGGGTTGGCGTTCGGCGTGATGCCGAACTCCTCGACGGTCTTCGGCACGGCATTCGCCACGGTGCCCAGCGCACCGCCCATGGCGGTGATCTGCTGCTGCGGGTAGGCCTGCTGGCGCTCCCACTCGGCCCGCAGGAAGTCGAGGTTCTGCTGATCGAGGCCCTGCTGCTGCGCGCCGACCTGCTGCAGGGCGCCCGCACCGGCGAGCTCCTGCTGCTGGCGCTGCTGCGCCAGTGCGCCCATCTGCTGCGCGGCGCCCACTTGCGCGGACGTGTCTGCGCCGTACAGTGCGCCCATCTGCTGGCCGAGCTGCGCCTGCCGCGACAGGTCGGTCTGGGAGGCCCCGAGGGCCTGACCGTAGCCCTGCTGCAGCGCCTGCGCCTGCTGGGCCGAGACGCCCTCCATGGTGTCGCGCAGGGCGCGGCCCATGAGCTCCGCCTGCCGCGTGCCGCCGAACTGGCCTGCGGCGATCATGCGGTCGCTGATGCCGGGCAGGAGCTGCTCGTTCAGCGTGCGGAGGCCCATCTTTCCGATGCGGTCGACGACCTGCTCGGTGTACGGGTTCGTGTACTGGCCGATGTTGGCCGTCGCCGTCTGCGCCGCGTTGCTGAAGTACGGCTGCGCGGCGGTCACGCCAGAGCGCCCGAAGGTGTTCTGCGTCTGCTGCGAGGCGACGTTCAGCTCGGGCCGGAAGACGTTCACGCCCTGCTGCGTCTGGTTGAAGCCAGCCTGCTGCACCGGCGAGAACCCGGCGAAGCGCTGGATCGGCTGGCCGCTGGCGTCGGTGTACGTCTGGAACGGCTGCGCCGCCACTGCCTTCTGGTTGGCAAGGATGTCCATGCCGTAGTTGGTGTACCAGTCGGGCAGGACGGTGGACGTGCTGAGCGCCTTGACGGCGGAGCCAGCGGGTACGGTCGCCCCCTCCGTCAGGAAATCACTGAGAGCCATTACGAACGTCCTCCTGACAGGTATGTTTCAGGCCGCTTAGCGTTAACACTAAAGTCGCCTCGAGCCAACTCACGGCCCTTGTGTTTGCGGATATTGGCGCGGAAGCGGTCGAGTTGCTGCGCTCCGGCCTTGTTCGAGCCGTTGCCGAGCAGGGCGACAGTCTCGGCGTCGATGACGTACTCGCCGTCGGACAACATCGCCGGGATCTCGTCACTGCGCCCGTCACCGGGGCCGCCGACGGCGTAGCCGCCGTGCGCCATCCGCACGGGAAGCCGCGAGGTGTCGAGCATCGGCGCGTTGGCCAATTGCGGCCCGAGCCAGCGCCACGTGTCCGTGTCGAAGCCGGGCGGGTTTACGCCGCCGTATTGCGGTATGAGGCTGGCGAAAGAGGAACCACCGGCGCCGCCGGAGCCTGCACCGCCGGAGCCTGCGCCGTACTGCGACCAGCCGCCAGCCGGAGCGGTGCCACCAACGCGGCCCGAGCCTGTGGCTCCGCCAGCCCCTGTGCCTCCGCCGAGGCCGCCGACGGTGAACGCGCCGCCCTGTCCGGGGGTCGGGAGCTTGGCCGAGTAGATACCGCTACCAGAGCCGGAGCCGAGGCCGCCGGGGATCTTGGCCAGCGCGCCGCCTCCGCCGCCCCCGCCGAGGAGGGTGCTGCCGAGACCGATGCCCAGACTGCCGAGCTGCAGGTAGTCGGCGATCTTGTCGAGTGTCGACTTCTCAGGCGCGGGTGTCTCGGTCGTTGCGTTTGTGATCGGGGTCGTCAGGTCGGGTATCGTGGGCGTTACGACCGGGTTGGGTTTCGCCGTCACGACGATCTCGTCGGGGTTGGTCGGATCCACCGTCTGCTGTTGCAAATTGGCCAGTTGGCTGGGGCTGCTGATCAGCGTCGGCGCGACCAGCGAGCTCAGGGCACCCAAGTCACCGCCGGGCTTCCCGGCCACGACGATCTCGTTGGGGTCGGGGAAGTCGTTTGCGTACTGGTTCTGCAGCGCGGTGACCGCCGGGTTCGCGTCCGTAATCGGTCGATACACGTCGGGCGCGCTGGGAGCTAGAATTGGGCTGGGGCTCGGCCGCGCGCCAGTGACGACGATCTCGTTGAGGGCGGCCTGCTCCTCCGCCTGCTGCTCAGCCTGCTGCTGCGCTGCTATATCAAGGGCCATCTGCGTGTTCAGCCCCGCCAGAGCGGACGCGCCCATCCCGAGAACCCCCGGAGGCGCGGTGAACACAGGCGATCCACCACCTACCACCGTGATAGGTGTCTCGCCCGGCACCAGATTGGGGTCGGACAGTGGGCCTTGCTGCTGCTGCTGTTGTTGCGCGGTGTTCGACGCCAGCACAGGGGTGGGTGGGGTGAACACAGGCGACCCACCACCGCCAGTGACGACAATCGCAGGGTCGCCTCCGGTTGGAGCGCTGCCCGAGCCGCTGCCCGAGCCGCTGCCCGAGCCGCCGCTCGGGCCACTTGTTGCCGGGCCGACGGCCGACCCCAGACCGTACATCGCGGCCCCACCAGCACCACCCAACAGCGCGCCCTTGAGGATGTCACCGCCGTTGATAGCGCTAGTTGCGCCTCCGGTCACTGCGCCCGCGCCAGCAGCCCCCAGAAGGCCGCCACCGAGCAAGGGGGCGAGGTGCATTGCGCCTATCGGCGCACCCCACACAGTAAGGGCCGTTTTTAAAAATTCTCCGAGCCACCCCGGCGTTGGCAGAGCCCCGGCTACCGGGTTCAGCCAGTACCCCGGCTGCCCATTCGTGCCCTCAACATATTCCGAGTTGCCGTAGCCGGTGTTCCCCCCAACCGCTGACGCAGCGCCATCCACGCCCGCAGTCAGGTTGCCGTACGCACTCTGGCCCGGCTCGAAGAGCTGCCAATTGTCGCCGAGCGAGCCGCCCAAAATAAGGCCCGCGATCCGCTCTAGGGTGGCGTCGTCGCTGCCTTGCGCGACGGTTTCGCCAGTCTCGTTGTTGCGGAGGACGTAAGGCGTGCCCGACTGCAGCGCCATGTTGACGCCGCCGTAACCGGTCGGAGCCGTCTGTACCACCCAGTTTTTGTTCTGGTACTGCTGAACTTCCCGCAGCCAGTTTACGTAGGCGTCGTTACGCTCCTGATCCGTCATGGTGAACTCGGACCCCGCCGGGAGCGAGAAGGTTGCCTTTGGGTCGTACCCCGCGTTCAGCGTCTGTGTGATCGGGGTGTACTGCAAGTGCGCGGGTAGGCCGGGATTGCGCGCCGCAGCCATGTAGTTCTGGGTGGCGGTCGTCGACGGCATGACCACAGGGGGCGCGGAGGCCAATCCGGCGAGGAAATCTGCTTCCGTCATGTTGGGGTCGCTGGCGTAAGGCATGCCGGATGCCGTGTACGACAAGCCCCCGACTGGAACCTGCGCAGTCGTGACAGTGGGGATGGTCTGGGGCGTCGGCTGCGCAGTCGTGACAGTGGGGATGGTCTGGGGCGTCGGCTGTGCGGCCGCCTGCAGCGCGCCGTAGTCCATGGCAGGATCGTAGCCGTATTCGTCGGGCATCAGCCTTGTCCCTCAAGCATTGGATATGCACGCATGGCCCAGTCGCGCCACTCGGTAAATTGGTACGGGTTCGGGGGGTTGCGCTGCGCAAAAGGCTGCGCGCGTACGAAAGCTGTAGCCCACGCCTGCCAGTCGTTTTCGTCAACTAGGCGGCCGAACGACCAAGCGTCACCGACGGCGAGTATAACCGCATCCGCCCACTGAAGCAATGTCATGCCGCGCGGGTCGATCATCACCCAAGAACCGTGCCGTCGCCGGGCTGGACGTGCGCGAGGATGAGGCCTGTCTGGTAGTCGCCGCCGACGCAGTTGCTTTCGAAGCGGAAGCGCAGCTCGCGGCGCTGCGTCTTGAAGTACGCAATCTGCTCCTCTGGCGTCGTGGCCTCCGCGACGATGGTCTTCACCTCGCTGTTGACCTCGGGCGCGCGGGCGTTGGCGCGGCCACGCACCTGCACCGTCATGTCGCCGGACTGCACGAAATCCGGCTCGATTATGGCGATCTCGAGGGACTTGTTCACGCCGCTCTGCACCGGCAGGGATATGTCGCCGGTCTCGAAGTAGGACTGAATTGGGTTGACGGTGAGGCCGTCGACCTCGTCCGTGCCAGTCTCGTGGACCCACAGGCGGTATTGCGGGATCTCGCTCTCTTGCGTGACGCGGATGCCGCCGGTCTCGCTGATCCGGATGTCGCCGTTCTCAGCGACGCGCGTCTGGTTGCCGCTTATCGTCGGGTGTACGCCCGTCATAAGCGGCTTGGGGAATACCGACGCGAAGGTGGCGGCGGAGCGGCCGCCGTTGGGCAGCGCGCAGTCGTACCACGAGTTCTCGCGCGTGTTGTAGATGATCGCGTGCGACGGCTCAGTGGCGTCGCCGAGCGGGAAGCACCACCAGATTTCACCGTAGCGCGGAACCTTGAACACGAAGACCTTCTGGCGGTGCTGCATGTTGAGGCCGTCGAAGAAGAAATTCTGGTTCATGTTGTTCTCGACCTCGCGCACGACGCCGTTGAACATCAGGAAGCGGTCCGTGCCGATCCAGTAGAAAATGCCATCGTATTCGATCACGGTATTCGCGCCGAGGATCGACGTCTGGGCGCTGATCGTGTCGAACTGGAAGATTGCGTCGCCGCCGACGAAGGTGGCGCGCAGGAGGCTGTCCGCCGACCACAGGAGGCCCGAGGGGGAGTTGCCCGGCCCGCCGCGCAGCGGCATGCCCCGGACGATCTTCTGCCCGGTGATGTTGGTCGCGCCGGATCCGATGCCGAGGAAGTCCGTCGGGTCGCCGGGCACCGACCACATGACGTAGCCGTTGTCCCCGAAGGCGAGGGTGTAGGGGTGCAGGACGACGACGCCGCCGGTGACGCTGTATCCGGTCGGCAGGCTCGTGATTTCCTGCAGCGGGGCGGTACCGAACAGGTCGCCATAGAAGAGCTGCCCGCCCTCGCTGTTGCAAATGCAATCCAAGTTCGGCGCGACTTGCGCGACGATCTGGCTGCCGCCCAACCCAGCCGCCGTGTCCACGTCGAACTGCCACATGTTACGGTCGTCCTGCACGAGGGTGCTGGGCGTGCGGTTGGTGATCACGCTCGTGTTGAGCGACGTGTCGATGTAGAAGCGCTCGACGTAGTTGGCCGAGCCGCTGTGAATGTAGGTCAGCAGGTTTCTGGTGTACTCGTGCAGCGCGCGGCTGACCTCACGCAGGTACTTGCTGACCGCCCGGTAGCCGCCGATCTTGCGCGGCAGGCCGCGCTGCCAGCGCACCCACTGGCCGTCGACATACGCGTCGCCCTCGAACTTGGTGCCGTCCCGCTTGATGCCGGGGAGTGACCGTATCTGGACAATGTTTTCGGCCACAGGGTGGATCCTTAGCTCGTGACCGCCTTGATGACGGCGAAGTTGAACACCGGCTGCTCGACGGTGGTGCCGACCACGGTGCGAAACGAAAGCTGAAAGCTGCCCGCCGAGACGTTGGTGACGGCGTACTGGTAGGTGTCAGTGCCCGACTTCTGGCTCACGCAAACAACGTCCGTGTCAGCAACGGTCGAGTTGTTGACGGTGAACGACTGCCACGTAGTGGTCCCCGCCGCCGACACCAGCGTGATCGCGCCATTGGTCTTGTTGAGCGTGACGCTAGTGGTTCGGCTGGTGATCTGGGTGACCGCGCCGCCCGAGCCGGTGCCGTAGCCGATGCCGCCAGCGCCAGTGATCAGGAAACTTCCGGAACTGTTGAACCTTCCGTACTCCACGCTCGCCGAGCTGCGGAAGACGTGGTTGGTGAAATTGTGGAACAAGCCCGTGCTGTTTATCGCAGTGAGAGTTCCGAATGTGACGCCCGCGTTCTGGAACACCACTGCGCCGAACGAATTGGTGTTGTCGATGTAGAGGTAGCCGTCTTGGGTGCCCGTCGTGGGGCCGATCTTGAGATCGCCCAGAACACCGCCCACACGCAAAGCGAAGCCTGCCGACGTAGTGCCGACGCTGACACTGCCTGTGCTGCCCACCCGAAGGCGCTCGGAGCCGCCAGTGCTGACCGCTATGATGTCTACCCCCGGCGACCACACGCCGGTATTGAGGTCGCCCGTGAAGGTGTACGACGGCGTGGCGGCCGCGCCCAGCCCGTTGGTGATGCTGGTGGCCGAGGCCGCGCCGAGCGTCGGCGTCACGAGGGTGGGCGACGACGACAACACCACAGAGCCGGTGCCCGTCGAGGACGTGGTGCCCGTGCCGCCCTGCGCGACGCTGAGCGCCGTGGTGAGGCCGCTCAGCGACGTGATGTCGCTGTTGGCGCCAGAGGCCGCCGCGCCGATGATGGTGCGTACACCGGCGCCCGTCGTGGCGGTGACGATGCCGTCGGCGAAGGCAGTGATGCCGAGGTTGAGGCGCGCGGCGGAGGCGGTCGTCGCGCCGGTGCCGCCGTCGCCTACAGTCACTGGCAGGGCGAAGCTGGTCGGGTCGGAGGCGAGGATGATGCCGCTGCCGTCGCAGTAGTAGATGTTCTTCGCGTTCTGGTTCACCTGCACCGGCGTGCCGCCGAAGGTCTGCACGTAGAAGTTGAACGCGCCGGTGGTCGCGTTCGTGATCCAGTACTGCTGCACCGTGGACGGGACGACGACGTACACGTCGCTCGTCAGGGCGCCGACGAACTTGTACGCGATGCGGTTCAGCTCAGAGCCGGAGAGCGTGTACGTGCCGCCGGTGACGGAGATCGACGTGTAGTCGAATGCGAAGACAGGGTTCTGCCCGAGGCCGATGGTGTACCACTCGAGGCCGTCGGTGATGACCGTGCAGCTATCGCCGGGGCGCATGATCAGGGTGGAGGCGTTGTTGATCGTCTCGGTGCCGGACGGATCCAGCGTGAGATCGCCGCCACCCTCGTTGCGGACGATGACGAAGTAGTTGTTGCCCGCCGTGACGGCGGGGAGCAAGTTCAGCGTGCCCGCGCCGCTGCCGGTCCACACGAAGGCACTCGCGCGGTTCGCGACGGACGCGGTCAGGCCGGTGGTGGAGAACGTGGTGACGGGCACCGCCTGCGACAGGGCCGAGCCGGTGACGGTGAGGCCGTAGCCCGCCAGCGCCGAGGGCTGCACCGTGGCGGTAGAGGCGCCGTAGCGGAACACGCGCCACGTCCCGGCGGCGGTCGTCGTGACCGCCAGATAGAGCTGCCACTGCGTGCCGAAGGTGACGGTCGCGAGGGTGTTGCCTGCGAAGTCCTTGACGTAGAAGCTCTCCGAGCCGCTGAGGTTGTTGAACAGCAGCGTCTGCCCGGCGCCGGTCAAGGTGGCGTCAGGCAGGACGACGCTGTAGCCCGAGGCGCTGGGCGTCACGTCGATGATGCGCGCCGCCGGGGCCTCAGTGCCGGAGCTCTCCAGCGGCCACTCGAGTGGCGTGTCGGCGGACAGTGCCAGCGGCAGGTACGACACGTCCGAGGGGTAAATGGTGTTGCCGCCAAAAACTGAAGTATATGCCACGGCTTACGCCTCCTTACGAACCGCAGAGCGGTCGAGTATCTTGGCGAGATCTTCGCCGTTGAGCATCGCGGCGGCGCGGTCGTAGAACTGCTGCCATGTCCCGATGCGTTCGTCATTCTTGAGGAACGGGGTCGCCTCAAGCAGCGTGCCGTACAGCAGGAGCTGGGGCGCGTATTCCGTCAGCCAGTTGGTCTGGATGCTGTCGTCGAGCAGCGGCGGCAGCTCGTAGTAGAGCACCTCAAACGGGTAGGCCTGATCGGGCGTCGGCGCGACCAGCCAGTGCGTGTAATCGTAGTCCGCGTAGAAGACCGGCGTCGCGGTCTCGCTCTCGTTCGGCCAATACGAGCGCAGGTACTCGTAGTCGCGGGTCCACAAGAATGTGCGGTTGGCGAGCGCGACACCGGTGCCGATGTTGATCGACACGGTGTCGCGCCAGCGGTCCGGCTTGGGGTAGACAGACTGCCCGGGGACCAGCGTGTCGGTGACAGCGGCGATGAAGCCCTGCACCTTCAGCTCGCGGGCAATCCGCCTCTCGGCCAGATTGATGAGGCGCGGGATCTGCTCGAACACAATGGCGTCCGAGGCAAGGGTCGCGCCGCGCTCTAGGTAGCGCCGCACGTCTTGCTTCAGCGTCTCGAAAGTCATCGTGGTGGCCATAGGGCGCCCCTATATCACGTTTCGTGCCGCAGCACATCAGTCGCTGGATTGTGTGCCAATCAAGCCACCGCCGAGGATCAGGGCGACAGCCTGACCAATCTGGTCGATCTGCACGCCGAGCTTCTGCGCGCCGAGGACCGACGCGACGACGGCGACGCCGGTGTAGGTCGTGCGTTCCTTGGCGCGCTTGCCGAGCCACTTGAGGATCTTAGCCATACTCAGTCTCCTGTTTCGGCGAGCCAAGCGTCGACATCGAAGCTCGGGCACGCCTTATTTACCCCCGGCCAGTCGCGGTGGCCGCGAATGAGGATGCCGGGGTAGCGCTCCTTGTACGTCCGGATGAGCGTCAGGAGCGACTTCTTTTGCGCCACGGTGCGCGTGTCCTTGGGGTTGAGGTTCTTGTCCACCCCGCCGATGTAGCAGATGCCGATGTTGCCGCTGTTGTTCTTGCCGACGTGCGCGCCCTTCTGGTCGTCCCGCAACGTGCGGTGCATCGTGCCGTCGAGCTCGACGACCCAGTGGTACGACGTCTGGCCGAACTTCGCCTTGTCCCACTCCGTGATCTGGGCGTGCGTGACGTGCCGCCCCTCGGGCGTGGCCGCGCAATGCACGGTGAGGAACTTCACTGCGCCAAGTGCGGGCATGTCACCCTCCAACCTGAAAAGCGATTTTGATGAGCAGCGCGATCACCGCCCCGGCGACGGCCAAGCCGACGCCCTCGAGGCGCTTCAGCCGCGCACATATGCTCTCATAGCGAAGCGCGCATACTTCCTCGTGTGTGGCGAGGCGCGCTTCGGTCTTATCCACAGTATTCATTCCCCCCGGTCCTTTTCACTTGAGGTTGCGCAGTTTGTAGATCGCGCTGAGGTATACCCCGGTGAGGGTGTCGATCAGGTTGGCCACGGCGCGGTTGCCTTGGCAGACAGCCTCGTGGTTCTCCTCGATCCACTCCGCGTCCACCTCGAGCAGCTTCAGCACGTCGCCCTTGGGCGTCTCCGGTGCCGGGATGTTGCCGATGAGGCTGAACGCGCCCTGATGGGCTTCGACGAGCGCGTCGAGCGCGTCGATGACGCCGTCGTAGAACTCGCCCAGCGCCATGTGTTTGGCGAAGCTGCCGTCGCCCTTGGCGCGCCAGTGTTCGAAGTGGGCCACGTTGCGGGCGTAGAACACCCGGCTGATGAGCTGCTCAATCATGGGCGGTCCTTGGTATTGCGGGAAGGGAACGATGCCAGCGCCACGGGAGCACGCGAGGCGACTGGCATCGCCACGCAGCCTTGGGCGCAAGGCACAGGCTGCAGTGTTACGGCGGCCACGGTTACGACCCCAGCGGGGTGTCAGGCCGCGCGAACTTCAGCGCGATCTGCTCCGGCTGCCGGGCCGGTAGGCGGTAGGGGTCGTACTGGTCGCGGTCGTCTTTGCAAACTTTGAGCCCGGAGTAATTCGGGTCGCTGTAGAGGTCGTCGAGGCTGAACTTGCGCGAGCACCGGCCGCAGATGCCGATGGCCAGCGTGCTCTTGCCGCGCGTGTCGAGGAAGACAGGCATTAGCGGGTGTACATCGAAATGTTGGGCGCGATCATCATCGGCGAGTTGTCGCGCTCTTCTGCCTGCGCGACGTAGAGCGCCTGCGCGGCCTTGGCGTCGAGGATCGGTATGAGCTGCGGGTCGACCATCTCCAGCTCCATGGCCATCTTGGCGGCGAGCATGGACACGATGGCCTCGTACCACCGCTGCGGCACCTCGATCTGCTGGGTCATGGTGCCCACGTCCATGATGTGGCGCTGCGCCCAGACTACGATCTGCTGGACCGATGCGGCGGCATTGGGGACCGGCCACAGGTTCATCACCGGCGACTGGACTTGCCTGTCGAGCCAGTATTGCAGGGGGCGGTTCGACTGGAAGGATTTGTTCGGCAGGTTCGTGTAGTCGTCGCGGTTCATGCGCGCCAGCGGGATCTCCGTCGGCGTGTTGCCGAGGTAGATCTGGTCGAAGGACAGCGTGCCAGTGGCGGCCAGCACACGGAAGTAGAGCGACGCGATGCTGGTGGCCAGATCGAACCACGTCCACTGGCCTGTGGTGGCCGAGGGCACCTCGGTCTGGATGGTTGTCCAAGTGACGCCGTCATCGCTGCGCTGCAGCGCCACGGGCACTGACGTGGCCGACCACTTGATGCCGACGGTGGTGACCGCCGTGGTGCTGTCGAAGGCGACGGTGCGGGATGCGGGCAGGTCGGTATTGGTGCCTGAGACCTGCTGCAGCGAGCGCAGGTTGCTGTTCAGGATGTCTACCGTGCCCTCGTAGGTGACGATCTGGGAGTTGCCCTCGTAGAGCGGGTAGATGCTTTTCTGGATGCACCAGAGCGGCGTGCCTTGGTTGGCCAGATCGCTGAGGAGGAGGAAGAGCTGGTCGTTGGCGATGTCGACGTGTTCGGCGGTGAGGCTTTGCGCAGGCACCTTGCACCGACGCACGGCATTCTCGATGACCTTGCGGGTGTTAAAGTTCGTCTGCGAAATGGTGCCAGAATACGCCACTGGGGTGCTGCTCACATAGGGGAGTAGCAGCTCGCAAACGACAGCAAGCCTCTATTACACCCTCACGATAGCAAATGCGCCGCGCGATGTAAACGCAAGGCGCGCGCCTGCTACACCACCGGAGGGGGTGGAAGCGGCTGCCGGGGCTGCGTGTGGTTCGGCGGGAATGGCGGAGCAGCGGCCTCGGGGCCTACGGACAGCGCCGCGCGCGGCGCATATGACACCTGCCCGTACGGCTGCCGATTGGTGTTCGGGTTCCACGGGAAGAGCAGCACCGTCGGTGAGTAGAAGACGCTCGCGTTGTCGTAGCGCGCCGGAAGCAGGACACGGGAGCTCGGCGGGTCGACCACCGTCGGCGAGTAGAAGACGCTCGTGTTGTCGTAGCGCGCCGGTGAGAGCACCACCGTCGCCGTGCCTTGTGTCACCGTCGCCGAGTAGAAGGTGTTCGCGTTGGTGTAGCGCGCCGGGGTGAGCACGCGAGATCCGCGCAGGACGGTCGCCGGGTAGAAAGTGTTCGCGTTGGTGTAGAGGGCCGGGGTGAGCACGCGGGCACCCCTGAGCACGGTCGGCGAGTAGAAGACACTCGCGTTGGTGTAGCGCGCCGGGGTCAACACCCTCGCGCCGCGCAGGACGGTCGCCGGGTAGAAGGTGTTCGAGTTGGTGTAGCGCGCGGGCGACAGGGTGGTGCTGCGCGTGATCGCCGCCGGGTAGAAGGTGTTGGTGTTGGTGTACCGAGCCGGGGTGAGCACCCTCACACCGCGCGTCACCGTCGGTGTGTAGAAGGCATTCGCGTTGTTGAAGCGTGCGGGCGTGAGCACCCTCACGCCCCGCGCCACCGTCGCCGAGTAGAAGGTGTTCGCGTTGTTGAAGCGTGCGGGCGACAGGGTGGTGCTGCGCGTGACCGTCGGCGCGTAGAAGGCGTTCGTGTTGGTGTAGCGCGCCGGGGTCAGCACCCTCGCGCCGCGCGTCACCGTCGGCGTGTAGAAGGTGTTCGAGTTGTTGAAGCGCGCCGTCTGCGTGAGCGTCTGGGTGGACGGCCCGGCGGTGACGTCAAATGCGCCTGCGTCAAATGCGCCTGCGTCAAACGCGGCCACGACTAGCTCCTAGTGTCTAGGATCGTCGGCTCGCCGCCCGCCTCAACCCACGCATTGTACGCCACGAAGTCGGGATCGTGGTCCGACTGACAGGGAGCGACCTGCGCCCCGTCACTGTCGCGGAGGACCACGCCCTCGTCGAGGATGATCGTGTACGTCACTGGTCAGTCTCGATGTAGAGCGAGCAAATGTCCAAGCCGATGACCGCGCCGGTGGCGTTGTTGGTGCGCCAGAAGCGCGGTGCGAGCAGGGTCGTGTTCGCGGGCGTCTGCACGCCGGGCGTGCCGGGGGTGATCGTGCCCACTACCGTGACGCCGGTGCCGATGTTGAGCACCTCGTAGTGGACGACGCCGTTGGCCGACGGGGCACAGAACAGCGCCAGTTCGAAGGCGGTGGTGGTCAGTGTCGGGGCGCCCAGCCCGGTGCCGAGGGCGATAGCGGTCTGGGCCGCGCTGCCGCCGTAGACGAGGTACCACTGGGTGGCGTCGGTCGAGAGCTGCGCCACGCCGATGGAGTTGGTGAGGGTGGACGGCTCGACGTTGGTCGGCGCGGTGGTCGCCGAACTCATGCCGACGAAGGCCCGCGCGCCCGCCACCGTGGCGGCGTCTGAGGTGGCGAAGCGGGCGACGAAGTGGAAGCCGCCGAGACCCGAGCCGGTGCCGACGGTGTACTGCGCGGCAGGATCGCGCAGGCTGCCCAGCGTGCCCGCCGTCGCGGTGCTGACCACGGCGACGCGCTTCATGCGCGTGAGCACGTTGGTCGCGGCGACGTTGCGCGCGGTGAAAGTCGTGCCCGCATTCGACACGATAGTGAGCGTGCCGAAGCCGAATACGCCGGGGGCGGTGGTCGCATTGCCCGGCGGGTTCCAGAACGACACCTTATTGCGCGCGAGTAGCGGCTGCAGGGCGCTGTCAAGGCCGGAGGGGCCGACAAATGCGGGCATCGCCCGGTTGGCGATCTCGGTGCAGAAGAGCGTGACGTTGTCGGCGGCGGGCGACGCCGGGGCGGTGGCGTTGGCCGGGATGGTGACGCCGTCGGTGTCGATGGTGTGCGACGCATTCCAGTTGGAGGGCTGGACTTGTGTGGCGTCCGCCCCGTCGGTCTTACCGCTGACAAATGCGTGCTTGAGCGCCACCGGCTACTCCCTCAGAGGGCTTACAAACTAAATATACCTGAAACGTTCCATGTAATCGAGATGTCGCCGCCATTCGGTGTCACCGGCAGGCCGGTCACCGACGTGTCGATGTAGGCCACCAGAGGCGACGTGCCAGCCGTGCCGGTGTCGACGTACAGCACGAGGGCCTCGACCGAGTTGCCCGTGACGGCAGTGAACGTGACGTCCGCGCCGTCGAACACGCCGCCGGTGAAGGTCTTCGTGCCGATGGTCTGTGGCGTGCCGACTACGGCGGCCGAGACCGACGTGTAGAACTGATCGGCGGCATTGTACGTGTACACGCCGGTGTCGACCAGAGCCACCTTCACGGTGCCCGCCGACAGGTTGTTGTTCGTGCTGAACTGGAGAAGTGCAGCCTTCCAAGTTGGGTACAGCGCATTGGCCATGGCAATCAGGTTCCCGTGTAGGTTTTCAAAATACTACCACACCGGGGGTGTGGCGTAAATGGCGAGGGGTCAGCCCTTCTTGCCGCGAGGCATGGCGGCGAGGCCGCCCTTCTTGAAGCCGGTGGCCTCCTTGATGACGTCGCGCACGGTGCCGAGGGCGCCGCCGATCAGCGGGGTGTTGCGGAACGAGCCCTTCGAGCGGGCGGCCTGCGCCATCTCCTCGCGCGAGACAGGCCGCGAGAGCCGCTTGCCGAGGGTGTCCCCGGCCATGACCGCGCTGCGCGGGTCGAGCTCGCGGACCGTGGTCTTGGTCACCTCGATACCGCGCTTTTTGCGGAAGTCGTCGCCCTTGGCGCGCGGCATGCCCATGATGGCGTCCTCGCCTGCCTCTTCGGCGCGGACGCGGCGTGCGCTGGCGTCCTGTGCGACCATGCCGCCGTTGGCCTTCTTCATCACGCTGCCGCCCTTGGCGTAGCAGGATCCGCCCTTGGCGTACCGGGTCTTGGTGCTGTCCTTGAAACCGTCCATCGTCGTGACCTTCTCAACAGTCCCACTTGCGCAGCGCGAGCGCCTTGCGGGTTGGTTTGCCATTTTCGTCTTTCATCGGACCCTCCATGCCGCCCATCCGAGCGCAGAAGCTCTTCCGGCGGCCTGCGGCCTTTGGTGACTTCGCCGCCTGCTTCGCGCTGACAGGCGGCTTGATGTCGTGGCCCTGAGCCCGCAGAGACGCGCGCCCGGCGGCATTGAGGCCGCCCTCGGGGTTCTGGCCCTCCTTGCGCGTCCACACGCCGCCGCCCTCACTGAAGGCCTGCCGGGCCGGGGCAGTCGCGGGAGTACCCGGCTGGTAGCGCGCCATGAGCTGCTGCATCTGCGGGTTGGCCTGCACGGGCCGCTGCATCTGCGGCATGGCTTGTGGCATTTGCGTCACAGGCTGTTGCACGCGCTGGCCGAGGGCGTCGTCGATGTCCTGCTTGGCTCGCAGCGACCGCGCGTCGAAGTCGTAGCCGGACATGGCTTACGCTATTCTTTCGGAGGCGATGATGATCGACGGAGCGGCTGGGGCGATTGCACCGGCGGCGATGTAGTCGAGAGTGACGGCCGCGTTCTCCGGCAGCCACATGACCTCGATGTACTGGCCCGCCGTGACCTGCACGTAGGTCACGAACTGGAAGAAGGCCGCGCCGCCGTCTCCGACCTTCGGGACGGTCAATACGGTCGCCGAGGCGGCGATGTCGGTGCCGTTCTTGCGCAGCCAGAAGGTGACGTCGTGGTCGGCGGCGGCGGAGTTGGCGATCTGGATCGACGGCGCGAGCATGTACGTCCCGGCGACGGCGTAGGTGATCCGCGTGGGGTTGCCGCTGCCGTTGTTGGCTACGCTGATGCCGGAGCTGAAGTCCGTCGTGCCGATGAGGACGGCGGTGGCGGCGACGGTGCTGCCACTCTGGTCGATGGCGCTGTAGGCCGAGATGTAGGCGCGCCCAGACAGGGACGAGAAGGGCAGCGCGGTGGCGCTGTTGCCGATGTCGCTGGCGGCGACCTTCTTGCTGGATCCGCCTTGGACGACCTCAAGCAGCTCGGTCCCGGCGAGCGGGGTCGTGGCGGGGGAGAAGTCGGTGATCTTGACGTCGGCCAACGCGAGTACTCCTTACAGCCAGCTACGGTACTGGGGCTGCGACGGATCGATAGCATACTGCGTAATGACCGCCACTTGTTCTTCGCTGGGTTCAAACAGCAGGCGGATATTAGCGTAATACTCGGGGTACGTCACCTCCCCAATCGTAATGGGTCCGATGCGGTCGAGCAGCACGCCGCTGGAGGCCGGAACCACGTTGCCCTCCTCATCCTCTACGCACAGGCCCGTGGCCAGCATGACCGTGTCAAACTCGCCCTTGTCTACGTTCTTCGTGCAGTAGTCTGTCATGTCGTGATGCTCTGTAGCTGGGTGTTGGATGCCCGATCTGGGTAGTAGGTGACGGAGCGGATGTGGCCGTTGAAATGCTCACTTCCGATGGAAGCCGCGTTACCGATGCACAGGTTATTGAGAGTTCCAAGCGGGATCGTGTGCGCCCCGGACACGACGGATGCGCCATTGGCCGAAACATACCCGTCGGTTGTTGTATATGCCAAAACTGCCTTCCACGGGGTGTTAGCAGTTGCCGAAACCCCGCTGGCGATTGCACCCGACCCCGGAGTGACGAAACCATTAATTCCACCCAGAGCTTGTCGATATATATTGAACCGACTAGAACCCACATCGTTGACAGACGCTGCGGTTTTTGACAGCCCAAAAATCGTCGGCTGACTTGCAGAGACGACTAAAGTACCAGCGTTCTGGTTGTACCAAGGGGCGAAATTCGTCCCCGTCAGCGTAGCGACGTCTGCCGAGCGGGTGACAGTGGAGGCCACTGTGGGGATGTAGGATGTGGCGAAGGCTCCGGCTTCTGCCTGCGCGCCCCAGATGAAGTAAGAGCCGCCAGATACGCGGGCAGCGGTATTGTTATCCAGCGCAGTCATACTAAGGCAGGGGTAAGAAGTAGCGCCGGTAAGAGCGCCAATCAAAGTGCAGCGATACCATCCATTGCCAGAGGGGGTGATAGAAACCACTGCACCTGTTCCGGTGCCGCCGGTACTCGTTCCGCCAACAACACCGTTTTGAATGTCAAACCAACCACGGACAAAGTTGGTTGCATCACCAATGGTTAGCCTAACCCAACGGCAGTCAATGTATTTGAAGTAGCGGCTGTTTGCGACCGTTGCGCCGGAAGTTACCGTTACCGTTTGTGAGACTTCGGTGCCACTGCCGCTGTTGTCCGTTACCTTGTCAGCATCGGCAGCGCCGTCCGGAGAAATAGTGCCGTTCGCAACGACGGTGCAAAGTGTTTTAATCCAAGCCGCGTTGGTGATGTCCTCCGAGTACGTCAGCAAGTTCGTCCGCGCCTCCTCAACCAGCAGCCCCTTGGGGGCTAGTGTGACGGGATCGTAGTCGAAGCGGGGGCCGTAGTATGCGGCAGAGGTCGGTGCGGCACCGGGGGTGGGCACGTAGGGGTCAAGGCTGCCACTATCCGATAGCTGCGCGCCCCAGATGTAGATGCCGCTGTTGCCGTCGCCTGTGTAGGCAATACTGGGCGATCCAGTTGTGTAGCTGGCGGGTAGCGGAAAAATATCAAGCCGCATAGTAGCGCCGCCAGACGCGCTTGTCATTGAAACGCGAAACCAGCCGTTGCCGAGGTCAGCAATAGAACCGACGCCGCCCGATCCTTGGTCAATCAAAACGCCCGTAGCCAGATTGAACGAGGCGTACGCGCCAGAAAAGTTGCCTTCACGTAGCCCAACACGGCTGTATTCAGCCGCTTTAACATACAGCGACATAGTGTGGCTGACGCCGTTGGCAGTGGTGGCGATCTGGCTTGCGCGGTGTGTGGTCGTAGCCGCATCCACCATCAGCTTCTGCGCGTTGAACAGGCCATTGACCGGGTTGGCCGCAGCCCCCGTCACGATGCTCGCGTTGCTCTTCGTCCAAGCCGCGTTGTCGAACGCCTCGCTGTAGCCCAACAGGTTCTTGACGGTCGTGCTGTTGTACGTGGTCGCGGTGCTGCCTAGTTCGAGCTGTGCGCCCCAAGCCAGCACATCAGCAGTGTTAGAGTTAATGGGGGTCCATCCGCCACGAAGGCCAATGGCGTAAGACACAACCCCACCGGTGCTGACGCCGCTGACAGAGAACCGTTGCCAGTCGCCCGTAACTACAACGCTAGTCGTCGCGCCAGTCGGGCCGACGAGGTGAACCGTCTGCGTAGACCCATCAAACGTCTTCAAATAGACGCTGAAAACATAGGTTGTTGCGGGCGCCGTAAAGTCTTGGCGGCGGCGGGTGATGTCGTTCGTGGTAGTGCCGCCCGCGAGGCTAAATTGCAACCGATCAGCCGTGGCTGTGCCATCAGGTGCAGTGCCAGCGTTGGCGGTTACAGTCGCCGCTACGCCCGTGCCTTGTACAGTGTTAGCCCACGGCGCGTTGTCGAACTGCTCCGAATAGGTCAGCAGGTTGCTTGGTGCCCACTGGATGAGGCCGGTGGGGCCGGTCAGGGTGGCGTTAGTGCCCCGGCTGAAGGTGATGAGGTTGTTGAAAAGCATCGTGGCCATATCAGAACCCTACCGTGTATGCGCCGGAGGTGAAGTCGAGGCTCAGTGTCGCCGTCAGCGCGGGGGCCGTCAGCGTCTGTAGCTGGGCGTTAGGGAGCCGGGTGTTGAAGTACGCGATCTCGCGGATGTGGCCGTTGTAGATCGCGCCCGTATTCGCGCCAATCTCCAGCTTATTTAGCGTCGGCATTGTGATACTGGTATCACCCGCCGCGATAGCACCATTGAAGGCGGTGTTGCCGTCGTTGAAAGTCGCAGCAACAGACGACTTGAAGGGGGTGTTAGCGACCACCGAAGCAAGTGTAAGGTCCATCTGCGTCACCGTAGCAGTGACAACGTACCCGCCAAGGTTCGCACCGGAGCGGTAGTGGCCAAACCGGTTGTTCGACGTGCCGTCGCTTGCCGTCAGCAGCCACCCAACCGATGACAGAGTGAGGCTATCGGCCTGTACCACAAACGTCCCCTCGCTCTGGTTATACCAGCTTGAGAAGTTCGTCCCGGTCATGGTGGCGACGTCTGCCGAGCGAGTGACGGTCGAGGCCACTGTGGGGGTGTAGGAGGTGGCGAAGGCACCGGCTTCGAGTTGTGCGCCGTAGGCGTAGAGGAAGTCACCAGCGGTAGCAGCGCCACCCGCAAAACCGACGTAAACCGAAAGGCTATCGCCGGAAGTGATGCCCGTCGTGGCGGTGATCTGTAGCCTCCACCACCCGTTGCCAGCATTGGACACGGAGACCCCAGTGCTGCCGGTGCTGTACGTCCAGACCCCAGTAGCGTAGTTGAGCGTGCCGAGTATAAGGGTGGTGGCGGTTGTAATGTTCCGTAGAGCAAAAGTGTTCGCGATAGTCGCGCTCGTGCCCTGCTTTACGTAGATCGAATAGGTAGCCGAAGTAGCAGCTACTACGATTGACCCGCTCAAGTTGTTAGCGACGGCAGTTGCCGTAGCTGCCAGTTTCTGTGCATTAACGGTTCCGTCTGGTGAAGCGGTTGCCGCCGCAGTCACCGTGATATTGGTCTTGCTCCACGCCGCGTTCGTCCAGTCCGACGAGTACGTCAGCAAGTTCGTCCGGGCCTCCTCCACCAGCAGCCCCTTCGCGGCCAGCGTCACCGGATCGTAGTCGAAGCGGGGGCCGTAGTAGGCCGTTGACGTGGTGCCGACATAGGTGCCGGGGGTCGTCTGGTAGGTGACGGGTTCGAGCTGCGCGCCCCATGCAAGAACATCGGCTGCGCCCGAACTGGCCCACGCATCACGTTTTGCAATCCGCACCTCTCCTGAAGCGGGAGCGGCCACCGTAAAAGTGAAACGCTGCCAGCTTGCGGTGACGGTTACGTTTTGCACGGAAGCGCCATAAAAAAGCGTCACCGTCACATCGCTCGCCAAAGAACGCAGCCATATACTGAACACCCCCGGAGTTCCACTAGGAGCACCAGCCGCCGTCTGGTTAACACTACTTTGCCCAGCGGCTCCACTATCTAGCTGTATACGATCAGCATTAAGCGTTCCGTTTGGGGAGGTTCCGGCGTTCGCCGTAACAATCGGCACAACACCAGTCCCTGTTGCTGTCTTCGTCCAAGCCGCGTTGTCGAACTGCTCCGAATAGGTCAACAGGTTCGCCGGGGCGTAGGTCAGCTTGCCGGTGCTGTCCGTCAGCGTGGCGTTAGAGCCGCGCGTGAAGGTGATCCGGTTGTCGAACGTCGGGGCTGTCATCGACAGGAAGTCGAGGTACAGCGAGGCACCGCCGTAGGGGCTGCCGCCCCCAAAGCCAGCCGTCAGCCCGCTCGCCCCGCCCCACAGGCCGGAGACGTTGCGGTAGAGGCCCGAGCCGAGGGCCAGACCAGAGACGCCGCTGTAGAGCCCCGAGGACACGCTTAGGCTCGATTATCGCCGGACTGGACAATCGTCAGCGTGGCCGAGCCGCTGCCGCTGGACAACTGCAGCCGGACGGCCGCCGGGATGTAGGCGTAGTTGCCCTGCCGCGTGACGGTCTGCGCGACCATGTTGGCATCCGGGTGGTTGACCCAAGTGATCGACCCCGTGGTGAACGGGTTGTCGAGGGTCTGCTGCAGCGTCCAGTTGGCCGTGCCGGTCACCGCGACCTGCAGCGACACGTCTGGGCGGCCGTGGATGTCGAGCGGGATCGGGTCGCTGTTCTTGGCGCCGCCGCTGGCATCGCTGAGCGTGACTACAATCTGACGCATGCGTGTGTCCTTTCAAGTGGGGGGCAGACCCAAAGCCTACCCCCCATTCGCGAATTAGGCGACGGTGCCGCCGTTGGTGCCGAGCACGACCCACGCCGTGCCGGTCCACATGAGCTGGACCGACGCGCCGACGGCGGTCAGGGTCACGGTGGTGAAGCCCGAGGCGGCAGTCGGGGTGAGGACGATGGTGCCGCTCGCGCCCTTAACCACATGGACGACGCTCTTCATCAGGCCTGCGGCGGATGCCGCCGGGCTGGCGAGGGTGACCACGTTGCCCGCGCCGGTGCTGGTGCAGAAAGTCGCGCCCGTGGTGGCGTTCGCCGCGCCCGCGCCCGAGAGGCTCTGGACGCTGGCCTGTTCCTGACCGACGGTGAGGCCGATGAAGCCGTTGGTGGAAGTCACGGGGCCGGAGAAAGTTGTGGAGGCCATAATAGCAGTCCCTTATGCACAAGTGGCCCGCTCGTCTGTGCATCGTCCGCTAGGCCGGTCGAGCAGGCTGGATGATCCTAGTGCCGCGCACCGTAGCACAGCGCTACGGCGCGCGCCAGACCCAACGCTTCTTGCCGCAATCGAACACGCGCTGCGCGCCGAGCAGGTAGGTCATGTCGCGCTCGCTGCGCGGGTCTGTGGTCGGATCGAAGATCTCAGGCACGCCGATGTCGCGTATGCGGGCGGGTATCTTGCGCCGCTGCCACGAGGTCTTCGGCAGCAGGCCTGTCTTCGGGTGGTACACCTGATAGTCCGGCTCACTCTCCTCCTCGAGGGTGAAACCCAGTCGCGCGTACATCCCGCCGGTGAAGTATCGGTTGTCGGAGAACGACTTTACGAGATCCGGCGTCCGCTCTGCCACAAAGGCCGCGAACAGTCGCGACGCGCCGCCCACAACCGACACGCGGGTGGCGTACCGGCTCAGCGTCCACACGCGGTCGGCGTGCGCGCCCCGGTCGTTGCCGCCGAAGGTGAAGCGCATGCACGCCACCAACTTGCTGCCCCAGTACAGCCCGTGGTGGTCGCCGTAGCCCCCACCACCCTGCGGGTGGTACGCGTCGAAGAACGTTGAGGCCTCAGCGGCGCCGACGCGCCGCAGCTCGCACTTGCGGGCCATGAGCCTGCCCCGCGCCTTCCCCAGCGCGGCCCGGATCAGCCGCTTGATCGGCCGCGCGCGTGAGAGCCACTCGCTCTCGTACACCGTCAGCAGGCGGACGCCCGCCACCGCACAGGCGTTGTGCTTGTCGAGGTGTCGCGTCCGGTCCGTGCGCTCCTCTTCGACGGAGGACGCGCCGTGCCAGTACTCCCCGCAGTACTCAACGGCGAGCGACGCGGCGGGCACGTAGATGTCGAGCTCCTTCGGTGCGATGAGGCGCCGGTTGCGGGTCTCCGCCGTGGCGAAGATAGACACGAAGGCGAGGATCGCCGCCTCGCCCCTCGAGCGGTGGTGCGAACACTCCGGGCACCCGTGGGCGCGGGAGAGGTGATGGCCGGGGGCTTGATAAAACAGGCCGTGCTTCGGGCACGCTATGGCCACAGGGACTTTGCGGCCCGCGTACTCGACTAGGCTGTAGTCGTAGGCGTCGCCGTGGACCACCCGCGCCTCTGATATGAAACTGGCAGCGTGCGCGGCGAGCTTGGTGTCAGCCGTCTTGCGGGCTGCGTCGCTCACGTCCTTACGGTGTCCGCGCTTGGTTGCGCCGCAAGTCGGGCACCCTTGCCCCCGCATGTGGTTGTTCGGCGAGATGCTGAAGTCACCGTGCTGCGGGCATGTCACGGTGAACTTGGTCGTGTTGTTGACGTACACCGTTTTTGCGTACGAGTAGAAGCCGCCGTGCCGGGTTGAGGCCCGCGCCAGTACGTCGTCAACAGGGGAGCGGCGTTTGGCCCGGCGGACGAGGTCGCCGCACGACGGGCAGCCCGAGCCGTTCTTGCGTAGCTGCGCGGGGTATTGGCTGAACTCGCCGTGATCCGGGCACTGGATGCCTGTCACGCGCTCCAGCGCGCCGTGGTATGCGGCGCCGCTGAAGTCGTAGCGCGCCAGCATGTCTGGGTGGAACTTACCGACCACCTCGGATAGCGTAGCTTTCACGTTATGCTCCTCGTAACTGGATTTGTACTGTACAACGTCAGTTACAGGGGAGCAAACAAAAAGTAACCCCCGCCGATTAAGGCGGGGGTTACCTCGAAAAGCGACGCTTTTAAGCCAGTTGGCTCAAACGCCGGGCGTTCCGTAGACGCCGCGCGGATCGGTCCAACCGAACGCGTAACGCTCGGTTGCCTTGTAGCGCATGCTGTCCGTTTCGAAGTCGCCTTCCATGGACTTCTCAAGGCCGCGACGCATCGCGAGCTTGAGGCCTTCCGGAGCGTCGGTCTGCACCCACCATGCGGTGGACGAGGTGACACGCGACAGGTTGGCCTGACCATCCGACAGCAGACCCATCGACTTGACGGGGTTGATGTCGTTGTCAGCCGTACCGGTGCGCAGGACCGACTTGAGCAGAACCTCAGCCTGAAACACGTTCGACGGACCGGCGACGATCTTCTTCGGCGTGAGACGGATGCGCTTGCCGTTGTTGTCAACAGCGTTGCGGATCTGGATGAGGAGCTGTTCCAGCGAGGTCTGCGACAGGGCCGCAGCGACAGACAGCTTGTTCGAGAAGGTACCGTTCACAATCGGGTGATCGGTGGCCACCAGTTCCTTACCGTCGCCGCCCGCGTACGAGGCGTTGAATGCGCGGTTGAGGATGTTCGCGCCAAGGGTCTCCTTGGTCTCGATCAGCGACTGCGCGAGGTGACGCGCGTAGGTCTGACCGATGCGAATGTGGTCGCCGTCTTCGACGAGCACCTTCGTCAGCGCGAATGCAAGGCCGTAGACCTTGTACACGTAGCGCTGGATGAAGAGCACGCCACCCGACTGGTAGGTGACCGGCATGCCGTCCGGAAGCTCCGGCGCGGCGCCGAAACCGTACAGGACGGGCTCTTCGTGGTAGTTGCGCGGGATGCCGTTGAAGGTCTTGAAGACCTGAGCAAATTCATCTGCGCGCTGGTCGTAGATCCCGTTGAACTCTTCGTTCAGGATCGGTTCGACGATGGAGCGGAAGTCAGTACTCCGCATTGGCATAGCCATAGCTCAGCCCTCCTTAGAATGCGGCCTTATCAGCAACCATCTGGTGTTCGCTGATCTGGACCTGAGCGATGACGTAAGTGTCACCCCAATTGTTGTCGGGACCGGGAGTGATCCCGATGAGGCGGACCGAGGCATTGGCTGCCGCAGTGGAGACGCCCAACGCCTGCGACGAGAGACCCGTCGTGGTGTTGCCGCTGATGGCAGTCAGGTCGTACTGCTTGCCAATGTCAGCGACCGCAAGGGCGGCATCCGACTGGATCTCGTACACGATGGTCGGGTCCAGCGTGACGTAAGCCACGATGTCCGTTGCAGTCGCGGACGCGGTCCACTTGTTGGAGACGCGGCGGCGTCCGTCGCTGTCGGTGAACTCGACGCCCTGAAAGGCGCCGACGAAGGCCGCACCGACCGCCGCAGCGACGATGGTGCCTTCGGTTTCACCGCCACCGGTGGTGGGGGCGATACGAACCGGCTGGTTCTGGAAGATGTTCGAAGCGTAGCCACTGGCGATACTGAAAGCGGTGGGACGGATCACACCACTCGGGCTGTATGCCGGGCGAAGTCCGAACGGTGCATTGACCGTGGTAGACATTTGCCTGTTTCCTTATGGAAAGGGTTGCGGTTACCCCTAGCTGAACGCAGTCGGCCGGGGGTTATATTCACGCATCTCCGCCATCCCGTCGCCCTCGATCAGTTTGCCACCAGACCGCTCTGCCTGCTGTCGCATCAATTCTGCGACCTCGGCGAGCTTGTCTTCCTCACGCAACGGGGCGTCGTGGTGAGCTTCCTTCATGTACCTCTGGTAGAGGCTCTCGGGCAGCTTAGCCGCAATCATCTCGTTGACCGCAATGCAACCGGCGTACTCGCCAGTCTTTTGCGTGACCAAGTCCATCCCCGGTACGTCTTCGGCCTTGATGAGCGTGTAGCCCAGCCGGAGGCGCTGTTGGATGGTGTCGTTCTTGTTGGTCGTCGTGAGCCAGCACACGTGAAAATTGGGAATATCGGGGATATTCGGCAATGCGTCGTTGTACAGCTGCATGCGAAACATTTCGAGCCGCTCGTCATCACTCAGTTCGCGGTTTTCCGTCGCTTGACGGTCCTCCTCTCCCCGGCTGCGGCGGCTAACGCCAAGTGTGTCGCGCTTAAGGCGGTCGTCCGTACGTTCTTCAGTCATTTGGCATACTCCTGTTAGCGTGCCGAGTTCTTGTCGTAGGCTTGATACGCCTTGAGCATCTGGGTCCGGCGAACCGGGTCATCCCAAACACCTGCGTCGATCATAGCCTGTTTTCTTTCCGGTGTCACGTACACACCATTCCGCGAGTTTGCGGGGGCGTGTTCGCGGGTATTTCCGGTCGGCGGGGCCTTGCGCTTGGGCGCCGCCTGACGTGACGCGGCGCTTGCGTCGTCGCCGATGCGCGCCGAGACGCGGCGGGTGAGCTCCTGCCAGTAGTCCTCCGTCGCCGGGTTCCAGCCCTCTGCGGCCAGCGCATTGTCGATGGCCTTGGTGATGGCGCTGTCCTCGTCGCGGCCCTGTGGGTTGTACCACGAGTTGGCCTCCAGCCACTGCTGGGCGTAGCTGGCGACGCGCGGGTCGACCTGCGGCTGGGCCGCCTGACGCACCGCCTGCTCGGCCTGCTGCTTGTGGGACGCGAGCTGGTTGGCCTGCGCGCGGGCCTCGTCGCGGATGCGGAGCGCGGCCGCCGCGTCGTCGCCGTTGCCTGCCTCGATGGCGCGGGCCATGATCTGCTCGGCCTGCTGCGCCTCGTAGAGCCGCTGCTGGATCTGCTGGTCAATGCCCTGCACCTGCTGGTTGAGGTTGTTGCCCTCAATCGCCCGCAGGCGCTGCTCCATGGCCATGTTCTGCTGGCGCAGGAGCGTCAGCTCGGTCTGCGCGCGCTCCTTGGCCCGCTTCTGCAGCTCGCGCCGCTTGGCGCGCTTTTCGCGGTTGTCCTTGTGCTTGCCAGTGATCTCGTCGTCACTGTCGTCCTCGGACACCGCGAGGCGTTCTTCCTCGTCATCGTCATCGTCCGATGCGTCGGGCTCGTCCTCGGGCTGCGCCAGCGCCTCGGCGGTGGGTATCTGTTCGTCGGTGGTCTCGATGATGACGAGGTCGTCGCCGTCGTCTTCGGTAAGTGCATCAGCCATGTGATCAGCTCCTTTATAGCCTTATCGACTTAGACAAAGGCCTTCATCGCCAGCGGGTCGCCGGTGACTTTGCCAATGAGGTCGAGATCGTTGAAAATGACGAATAGGACTTCGGCGTCGTCTTCGCCGAGACGGACAGACCACTTGTCGCCGCCGTACTTGGGGACACGCACGAAGTCGCCGGGCTGGCACCATGAGCCCTCCGGCCACGCCTCTTGCGTGTTGCGGTTCTTGAACGCGAGTTCGCCGACCGCGATCACCTTGGCCACCTGAGTGTTCCACATCTCGGTGTCTTTGGCGTCCTCGGTCAGGATGATGCCGCCCTTGGTCTTCTTCTTGGGCGACCTGATCTGCACCACGACGCGCGAGCCGAACGGCTGCACGCCCGGTTCGACGGGCGGGAACGCGTCGTCGATGCCGTCGTAGGCGTATTCCACTTTATTCAAAACGTAGTCCTGCATGGGTGCTCCTCCTGCAAGGGTTAGAGATCGAAGTCTTTCCGTTCCTTCTCGGCCACAGTGTCCAACAGGACATTTTTGGCCAGTTCCAGCCCGGCGTATATGCCGACGACGCGCCCGTACTCGAACGTGTCGCGGGCTTGAGGCTGCTTCAGCGCATCGCGGGCCAGATCGGCCTGCGCTTGCTCCAGACGCTGAAGCAGGATCTCAATTCTCATGCTGGCGTCTTAGGCGACGTCGGCACCTTGGGCATGGTGCCCATGGCCATGAGCTTGTGTTGCTTGATTGCCTCGCCCTTCTGGGCGACTTCATTGGTCTTCGGCTTGTCGTCTTTTGCCATGTCGGCCTCCTAGTTGGCAGAAGCGGCAGAGAGCCGTTCCCGCAGGGCGTAACCCTCCAGCTTCCACAACTGGCGGATTGCGTTCTCGTACGCGAACTTTTCACCCAGTTCGCTGTCGAAGTTCGCGGGGCTGGCGGGCGCGCTCTCGCCAACGACGAAGAAGCCGTTAACCATTTCCAGCACGCAGATCGTCAAGATACCCTTGGTGAGGTATTCAACCTCGACGATCTTGTCCTGCATGCCCTCCAGTGTGACGCGCGGTGCGACCGCCTTGGCTGCGCTCTCGGCCTCTGAGGCCTTCAGTCCTTCGCTTTCTTCCATCATGTGTGCTCCTTACACTCCGGGGTTGATGCCTGTCCCTGTCGAGACCGCAACTCGTTCGCCGCTGGCAATCTCCGCCGACGCCAACTCGAGCGCCGTCCGATTGTCTTCGGTGTTCATGGCCATGCGCGCCTGCAGCTCGGCTGCGGTGCGATTGTCCTCGGCATTCTGGCGCTGCATCTCCAGCGCCATGCGGGCCTGCAGCTCCTGCTGCGCCTCGGCCTGATCCTGCTGCATCTCGGCCTGCTTGATCTGGCCCTGCTGCTGGACCTTCTGCCCCTCGAGCTGCAGCCGCTGCTGCGCCGTCTGGTTCTGGAGCTGGGCGGCCTGCATGGCGGCCTGTGTCGGATCCATCGGCGGGGGCGGCGCGAGCTGCTGCATCATGGCCTGAGCCTGCTGGATCACCGGCGGCAGCGCCTTGAAGATCTCGTTGCCGTGGTCGAGGACCAGCGACGCGGCCTCGGCGAGCATGCGGTCGAGCGACTTGCGGCCCTCGGGGTCGTCCTTCATCGCCTTCATGTCCTCGCCGATGTCGCCGCCGGTGGCCTCGTTCGACACGTCGAAGACGCTCGACGCGTACCACAGGGCGATGTGCTCCTTGATGTGGTTCAGCATCGGCGGGATGTAGGACGGGGCGATCAGCGGATTGCCGCCGAATATCGGGTTCGTCATGTACGCGAGGTGCGTCTTGAGGTGCGCGATGTGGTCCTGATCGGGGAAGGCCAGCACGGCCCGGCCCAGTGTCGCGGCCACGTTCTCGTTGACGGCGTTCTGCTCCTTCGGCTCGATGGCCGGGGCGAGCAGCTCCTTCGCATTGGGAATTTTCAGCGTGTCGAGGATGCGCTCCTCGACCTTACGCAGGTTGTACATCTGCGGCATCGCCTGCGCGCGCTGCTCGATGGCCTGCACCTGCGCGAAGCGTTGCGCCTCGCTGAAGATGTTGGGGTCGCTGACCGGCACGACGTCGAGCGGCCCCTCGAAGTCGGCGCGGGTGGCGATCTCGTCGCCGATTTCCTCCTGCTCCTCCTCGTCGTCGAGGTACATGGCGTTCAGGCGGTGCAGGATGCCCAGCAGCTTGGCCATGGAGTTGTGCAGGCGGGCGTGGATGGCGCTGTAGACCACCATGCCCTGCTCGAGCTTGGCCAGCGTCGTGCCGACCGGGGCGTTGGGGTTGGAGTTCGAGACGTCATCCATCGTGGTGCGGATGACACCCTTACCCGCGTCGATCAGGAAGCCGAGCAGGCTGAACAGTACCGCATTCGGCGGATTGTACGGCAGCGGCATGATCAGCTTGCGGATGTCGTCGGAGGCGAGGCCGCCCTCGATCTCGACGGTCTGGGTCGGCTGGATCTCAAGAGACTGCCCGCCCCGGCTGCCGCCCTTCAGCTTGACCATGGTCTGGCTGTTGCTGATGTGAGCCGCATCAAGCAACGCGCGCAGTGCCCCGGTCGCGGCGGCGGACAGTCCCCCGACCATGTGCGGCAGGCCTATGGGGTAGGCGCCACGCCACGGGACGAAGGGGAACTCGACGAACCACTGGAGCTCCTCTTGAGCCTCGTCCAGTTCGTCCCAGTTGCGGTAGATCGCGAGCACCTTGTTGGAGGGCTTGTCGATGGAGATGATGTAGGGCAGCGGCCCCTCGCCCTCGATGTCGTCGAAGGTGTAGATCTCGTAGACGGTGCGCAGGCCGTCCTCGTTGTAGCTGGTCGCGCTGCGCCCCTCGATCTTGTCGTTGGCGCGCTCGACGATGCTGGTCTCAGGCTCTTGGCTGGCCGGGCCGATGTCGGCGTCGCGGTACATGCCGGAGGTGACGCGCTTCTCGTAGTCGAGCTGCGTCAGGTACTGCACGTGGGTCTTGCGCTGGGCGCTGTAGAAGTTGGTGGCCGCGAAGGGCAGCAACATGTCGTCGATGGCGACGAACAGGAAGTTCGGCCGGTTGCGCTGCTCGTTCCACGAGGCCTTGAGGTACTGCGCGCCGCCCAGTGGCACCTGCGTCAGGAGCTGCTCGAGCTCCGCGCGGAACTCGGTGCTCTGGGTGGTGAGCTGCCAGTTCATGAAGTCGGTCTTGCGCTTGGCCTTCTTGACCTTCTCGCCGGTGACGTCGCCGACGATCTTGTCGCGGACCGGCCCGTCGGGCGGGAAGAGCTCCTTGATCGCGCGGCTGGCGAAGTCGACACAGGCCTCGGTCAGCATCGGATGCACGACCTTGCTCGCGCCTTCGAACTGCGCGCCGCCGGGCGCGTCCTCGCCCAGACCGGTGCGGCGGATGCCCTCCTCGTACTGCTCGTCTCGCTTCTTGCGCGCGTCCTTGTCCTTGCCGATCAGGTCGACGTAGCGTGAGGCCAGCGTCGACAGGTCGCTGTCGGACATGTCGTCGGCGAGGTTGGCGTAGAAGTCGTCCGAGCGGGCCTCGCTCTCGTCGTCGAGGCGCACGATGGCGCCACCGTCTTCGGTGTCCTCGACGTCCGGCTCGGCGTCGGGCACCAGCTCGATCATCTCGCCGTACTCGTCGTCCACTCGCTCGCCGTTGGGCTGCTCGATCTCGCCGTATTCGTCTTCATCCATGGCGTGTGGTCCTACTGCGTGTACGGGTTGACCACCACCTTGGGTGGCGGGGTGTCGCGTTCGTCTTTTTTGGCTTTTACAGGATCAAGCCAGCGTTTGTCCATCATGAGCCTGAGCGCCTGCGCAAAGGCGTCGACGTAGTCGTCGTGCTTGATGCTCCCCGGACCGGTGAACGCGCAGAGTTGCGCCAGCATCGGCTCGATCCAGTTGCGCGGTCGACCGGGGTGTTTGTCGCTCTCGGGCAGCCACACGAGCTTGCGCGACAGTGCGGGCGTGACCATGTGCAGGCGGGTCAGCTTGTCGGCGCGGCCGGGATTGTACGCGTAGGCGTCGATGCCCTCGGCCTCGAGCATCTGGCGCAGGCTGATGCCGCTGCCCTTGTCCTCGATCAGCAGGACGTCAGGCTTGTGGCCACTGGTCAGCGGCTTGCTCGAGCCGAACAGCGGCTTGATCAACGCCACGTCGTCATCGTCGCCGTAGGGCGTGTTCATTTCCTTACGCACGCGCCGGATCAGGGCGGGCATGCCGAGCTGGTCCTCCCAGCAGTCGAGCACCATGGCATTGAAGCGCTTCTCGTGGAAGAAGACGCCCATGACCACGCAGGCCGTGCTGTCGCTGTCGCCGGACTTCTTGTCGTAGGTCTTCTCGGTGAAGGCGGTGTCGAGGCTCATGACGATGAACTCGAACTTCGGCAGCGGGTGCGCGGCGGGCCACAGCCTGAATTGGCTGCGCTTGACGATGCCGCTCTCTTCCGGGTCGATGAGCTCGCCGTAGATCTCTTGGCGACCGAGGGTGGTGCCCTCGTACTGCTCGAGCTGGTCGAAGAAGCTCTGCGGCAGGTTGGCGCGGTTGTCGAAGGTCGAGCCGCGAATGATGACGCGCCCCGCCTTCGGCGCGCTCAGCTTGCGGATCATCTCCTTGGGCTTGGGCGTCGTCGTCCACAGCACCTGCGGGCGCTCGCCGAGGCGCATGCCCATCATGGCCATGTCCCACGTGTCCTGATCGTACTGCCACGCGGCCAGCTCGTCGCAGTTGTGTACGAGAATGCCGTTGGCGAAGTACTCAGGCTCGCCCTCGACCTTGAGGCAATACACGGGTTGTAGCCCCTGCGGTTGCCAAGTTGACGCAACGCTGGCTGCAGAAGTTTCCGGCGCGGGATTGGAAGTGCGCGCCGCAGTTCGCGCAAACACTGGTGCGCTTGCGCCTAGCTTCAGCACGCTTGCACTGGCACTTGGAGCAAACGGGCTGCGGGCCGGGTCGCTTGCGTTGGATCGCCGTGCCGCAATCGGCGCAATTGCACTCGACAAGCGGCTTCCGCTCCCAGTCAGGCTTAGGGATGGGTTTGCTCGACAGATGGATGCGGCGATGCTCGCCAGCCGGGATGCACTCAAGGTTGGCAAGAGCGTTGTGCCCAACGTCCTCGTCACGGTGGTGAACTTGCCAACCATCTGGGATATGGCCGTTCGCGCTCTCCCAGATAACTCGATGAAGCCTGACAGTCCGCTTCGGCGTGACGGACTTGTCAGTTCGCTCGTAATACCCGTTCCGGTAGCGATGCCACCGTTTGCCACCCCATTCCACACAGCTATCGCACATACTTCGTCTCCGACACGCAGACGGGACAAGTCCGTCCACCCAGCCGGTGTGTACACGGGATGGTCCGTCGTGCCAAGCAGAACGGCACCAGTGGAAAACTTTACGCTGCCGACCTCTGCCTCGCGACAAGAGTTGGCGGAGACGCGCCGCGCGCCTTTGCGGGTGAGCACAACGTCTCCGGGCCGCAGCGTTTCAATCGGCACGTCGCCTTGCGGTGTGGCCACCAGCGTCCCGGCGACAAAACACCACGCTCGCGTGTGCTGCGGGCCGCGCAGTCGCTCCGGCTTCTCGGCGGTGAAGCCACGGATCGTGCTGACCCCGCCCGCGATGTTGCGCAGGCGGATGACCATGTCCGTCTTGTTGTGTTCTACCAGTAGCTCCGGCGGCAGGACGGACAGGATCCCGCTCTCGCCCTCAAAGCACGTGATCTTAACGTCCTGATAGGTCGGCGCGATGACGCAACTGTCGAAGCCGGACGGGTCTTCGTAACCCGCGCGGGTGATCCACTCAGCCCCGACGCGTGTCTTCCCGAACCCCCGCCCGGCGAGGTACCCGCACTCGCTCCAGTCCGTCTTGGGCGGGATCTGCGGCGGGCGTGCGGTCTCAGTCCACCGGCGCTGCCAGTCGACGTAGGCGAGCACCTCCAGCGGCAGCGCCGCGAGCTGGCGCTTCAGTGCTTCATGGTCGCTGAGGTTCACTCGCCGCGCTTGGCGTCACGCATCGCAGTGGCGGCGGCCACGGCGAAGGCCGCTGCGGTGGCCATGTTGTCCGCGCTGTTTTCTACCTGCAGCTTCTCGCCGTCCTTGTTCCCGACGTCGAGCGTCTGCTTCGGGCCGTAGCGCTTGGGGCTCCAGCAGGCCAGCAGCTTGAGGCGCGTGTCGATGCGCAGCTTGGAGACCTGCACGTGCTCGCTGATCGCCTTGGTGTTGTCCGCGATGTCGAAGATGTCCTCGGCGAGGGCCTCGTAGCCCAAATCCCGAGCGCGGGCGACCTGTGCGGCGAAGTCGGGGTCTTGCTCGAGCCAATCGTACACCGTGCGCCAGTTCGGCATGCCCTCCTGCCGACACAGCGCGCGCATGGTCACGCCGTCACACAGCCCCTCGATGATGCGCGTGGCGATCTCAGGTGTCCGGCACTTCATCGCGCGCGGCTTGCGGGTACTCTTGGCGGTCATGGCTCTGCCTGCTCCGAAGGTCTCAGTGCTTCCAGTCCCGACCGATATAACACCGGACTGGCGGACCGACAAGGCCGGGTGTCCGAGGTGGGGCCAGCAGCACACAGAAAACCGGCGGATTTACAACGCAACGGACCCCGTGCAACGCAACGTCTAGGGGGGCATAGACATAGTCTATAGCCCCACCCCACCGTTGCATTTGCCTGCACCGCGCAACGTTGCGCAACGGGTTGCAAAAAGTTGCGCGTTGTAAATCTGGCTTTTTGCCTTGAATACCAGTGTTTTACTCGCGTTGCACGATCCGCCGAATTTCAGTTGCATTTCGAAACCTACGCAACGCGTGTAATTTTCTGCAAGCGTTGCATTCAAAACGTAAAGGTGACTAAACCGTTCTTCAAGAACAGCGGACCACCCTGTTCCTTGCCAAGCGTTTCGACGGCCCTCGTGACCCTCTGGCGGCGGGTATCACGCTCGCCTTCTCCGGGCGCAGGCATCTTTTCGGTGACCGTGGTGATGAACTCGTCGAGCTTCATCGCGTCTCGCCCACTGAACAGCCCCGCGCACTCGATGACGTGGGCCTCGACGCGACCGCGCCGCTTGGCCCCACGATCCGGGGACACCGACGCGGTCGCCTCCCTGCTGGCGGTCAGCAACTCCTTCGCCACGCGGGCGTCTAGCGTCGGCTCCTGACTGCCGAGTACGTCGCACGCCGGACACACCTCGCTCAGGCTGCCCGGCCTCGTGCTGGTGCATTGGTGCCAGCGCTTGTTGCACTCGGGGCACCGCGATCCCCAGACGAGGCCGACGGCGTGTGGGGCTCCGCCCGCCATCCACTGCTGGATGGCGAACACAGTGAACCTCCGACCCGCGTACTCCACGTTGTCCCCGTTCTTCAAGCCCCTCGGCCTGCGCTCCAGCGCGTCTCGCAACGCATCCCCTTGTTTGTCGAACATGTTGGTATCTCCTGCGCCGCACGGTGCGGCACGGCAACATATGCAACATTTACCTATTCAGCACAAGTCGCGCGTTGCACCAATTATTTTGAAATCAGGGGTTGCAATGTCTGACGACGGGCTTATATGTAGCTCATCAGCAACGGAGTACCTGACATGACCTACGCATCCGGCATCAAGAACAAGATCGGCCAATACCGCTACGCGGATGGCGCCCTCGCCCACCGCACGGTGGACGGCACTGACTTCATCATCGGCATCGCCGGGGCCTACGACGCCTTTGGCCTTGTCGGATCCGAGCACAATGGCCTCTTCGTCCTCAACGACACCCGCAAGGCCGTCGTGCTCGACGAGGCCGTCCCCGAGGCCTCGGGCTACAGCGGCCCCAGCGAGGCCCAGTGGGCTGCCTTCAACGACCTCGTGGCGTCGGGCGACGACGCCTTCACCCGGTACATCAACGCGCACCCGCGCAGCCGCCTCGCGGGGGTGAACTGACATGGCCTACCGCATCCGCCCGATCATCAACCTGAACGGGGAGACCCGCCAGAACCACATCGACCGCCGCCTCGACGCGAGGCGGGCCGTGCATGAGGTTGTGGCCCGCCTGTCCGAGCTGCGCCCGCACGGCCGCGACTACCCCAACGCCCCGGACCGGCACGCCCTCGACCTGCTCGAACACGACCGCCGCGTGGCCGCGCTCGGCGTGCTGGCCCTCGCCCTGATGGACGAGGCGCTCGGCCTGCGGCGCGAATTGGAGGACTGACATGAAGTACGAACTCATCAAAAACGACACTGTGGTGACCCCCTGCGGGCGCACGCTGTTCCGCATTCGGGCTCTAACCACCTTCGGCACCGTCACCGCCGGTGCCCTTGGCGGCTATATCGAAAGCGAGGCCAATCTTTCGCGGGTCTATGGCAACGCGTGGGTCTCTGACAACGCGTGGGTCTCTGACAACGCGCGGGTCTCTGGCGACGCGCGGGTCTACGGCGACGCGCAGGTCTCTGGCGACGCGTGGGTCTATGGCGACGCGCAATTCGGCTGGCACAACCGTGTCGGCAGCGAGAACGGCACCCTCACGTGGGCTCTCCAGAAAGACCGGACCATTTTCGTCACTCGCGGCTGTTTTTCAGGCTCGCTGGACGAGTTCCGAGCGGCGGTCGACGAGACCCATGGCGACAGCCCGCACGGCCACCAGTACCGGCTACTGATCCAGTTCATCGAACTGCGGGCCGCCGAGGCCCTGAAGACTTACAACCCCGACGGAAAGGACTGAAATCATGAAAGCCAACTACCTCGTCACCAGCGTCAGCGAGTGGGGCGACACCGCCACTACCTTCCGCGACACCTACGCCAGCGCCGTGACCGCCGCCAAGGACTGCGTCGAGCGCGGGCACACCGAGGTGACCATCTGGGAGCGCCGGGCGAACGCCGTGCCGACCACCAACATCGAGATCATCAGTGAGGG